CCTGCCATATTCATCATAGATACTTACCATGCTCTTATTTTTCAGGCAAAATTTTTCCACTTCTTTAAATGTACTGATAGTCTTATGTCTTTGAAATAGTGGTCGCCAACCTGCACTCAGTTTACAAAGATGTACCTTATACCCTAAATATGGCTCATCTACAATTTCATATTCGATATCCTTGATTGTATATTCTGTTTCAACGGCAAAATACTCTCGCATTAGCTTTTTATTTCTACTCATCAAATAAAAATTAGTTCCAATAAGATATACACCAATCCTCTTCTTTTGATTATATGATATCCTATAGGAACTATAATTGCATTGGACTGTTAGTCCAAAAGTTTATCCCACTCTGCTTCAATCCCCGCTTTACCTATGTGCATTGTAACTATTGCATTGGATCTAATAGCCGACTCAACCGGCACATTAGCTGGCTCTGCCGGAACTGGTAATAACATAAACTCAGGCATTGAAAGCGTGTCTGGCATTTCCATAGCCTCTACACAAACGGTTTGAACTTTCTTGTACCAGTAGTAATAAGTATCCTTACTTATTCCGTGGTTTGCAAGCCATTCTTTTGTCTTAAGGCCTGAATGCTGACAATCATGAATCATACCTGCCCAGTATTGTAGTTTCGCCTGTTCAATTTTTCGTCTGCTCAAAATATCTGCCTCATGTTGGAAATTTCGCAAAATTCGTTACGAAAAACACGAATTTGCTACAGACATTTTATTACAGATGAATACTGATTTTAAAGGCACTCACAATGCAGCGTTTACGTAGCAAAATAGTAGCAGAGCAAAACAAAAAGGCCTGGAAGCCGCTTATTTAGCGGGTTCCAAGACTTATGGCTACTACTCAAACTCTTCTTTGCAAAGTTGTTTTCATGTATCTAGAAATGCTTTCATTACCCAAGCAGTTCATTTATGTACTGTTTTCTATATCTTTTTTGCTTTTCTCCTTCTTCTTATTGTCATCCTAATCTCACTCTTTTATTCAATTGTCGAGCTAATAACTCTATATTTTTCTATAATGTCCCCTTCCTCTAAATTCTAATATTCCTTTATCTCTTAATATCTGGAGCTTCTGACGTATCTTATCTTTAATATGGTTGTTATCTGGATGTTTCTTTGACAGTACATCTTCAAACTTATACATCTGCTCCAAAGTAAAATCTCGTCCTTCTATTTGATTCACACAATTTAAAACATCTAAAACCCAACCTCTTGCATCTAACTTATACTGTTTTATAAAATCTGTTCTTTTTACTTTTGATATAATTTCTTTCTGCGGTATCTCAATTTCATTTTTTACTATGAAAATTCTTCCTTCTTCAGGAATTTGCTTCAAGACTATATTACAACCTACCCAACCTGCCCTTCTTGCCGTATCCGATAAAGGTTTTCTCTTTTCGATAATCTCTGGAGAGAAAAAATACTTCGGAACCATCAAAAAATCTTTTACATGCAAATCCTGCTTATTGTAGTTCATAAAAAAGAAGTTCGGATTATTAATTGATTCAATTCTTTTTATCATTGTGTCATATGCGCCATCATTTACCTTATTCTCAATTGTTCCATTCTTACTTTTTAATTCGTATTCCTCCGCACAATCTGGACAATAAAAATCCGCAACTGGTCTATTATTCTCAAAATGAGCAATCTTTTCTTTACCGCAATACGGACAGAACAAATTGTTGCTTACCCATTGTTCTGTTATTACTCGTATTTTCTGAGAATTACTTTTATAATTTTCAGCCACTTTATCGTCCATTGTCAGATTCATTTTTTACCACTCCATTGCTGTTTTCATCAAAACATTATTCTCAAATCTTTTCTTAATCTTTTCAATATTATCTTTTAATATTTCAATTAGAATGCAATTTCTTTTCAGATTTAGTGCCGCCTCACCCACAGCACCACTGCCCGCAAACGAATCTAAAACGACCTCTCCTTCATAAGTCAAGAACTCAAGAATTTGCTCACACAACGAAACCGGTAATTCACTTTGATGAATTCTATTCTTCTTTGATACAGGTTGAACATCAAACATAGTCGGTAGCATTCCTTTACAGCCACTCATATATGTCAATTTACCGGTCTGCTCTGTTCTCTTTGTGTCAATACGCATATTTCTCGCTTTTCCTTTAGAGAAAATCATAATATCTTGCGTATTTTTTGCTTTTCTTCCTGTATTGCTTACAAAAGTTCCTTTCTTCCATGCAACCTTCGAATAATAAATGAAGCCCGCTTCTTTTGCATATTGCTTAATATGATATAAATATTCATAGTTATTTTCATTTTCCGCTGGTAGAACTTCTACCAAAAAACAACCATCTTTTAAAACCCTTGCTTTTTCCTTAAAGTCATCTAGTGTATATTTGAAACAATCATACACTGCAAATGCTCTGGTTCCACCTTTATTTGATTTTATATCCAGCCATGGATGGTCTGTAAAAATACAATCTATACTATTATCTTCTATAATAGATAAATCCCGTCCATCACCTTCTAAAACGATACACTTTTCATTCTCTGATTCGACTGTACAATATATACCCTTTGCGATACGTTTAAATTTCACGCCCAAATTATCATATATCCTTGCCCGAATTGTTTCAGCCGGTTTGTCCGAATATTTTTCGTATGCTTCTTTTAATGTAAACCTCTCTGCTCCTTTAAAACATGTAAAAATCTTATCTGCTAAAGACATCGCATCCTCCTGTATTTTACCATAAATACTACAAATTCAACACTCTATTTTGTATTATTTGATTCAATTCCGTAAACCCTTTCCTCAAAGTATTTACTGGATACTTTTCCACTTACTGTTATGTATCCTTTAGTATTTAATTCTTGGTTCAAACATTTAATTATTTTGTATGCTTTGGATTCTCCTACTCCCATCACATCCATTACATCTTTGCAGGTATAAAATTGTTTCATGGTATCTCACCTCCTTGGCTGGATCATACCACAAATTTTTGCACCTGTGTTTTCACTTATAGTGAAAGTATTAAACAGCTCATTACAATTTTGAGGTAACATGTACAATACACGCTACCTCTTTTCTTTTTTCACATCCTTTACCTTCTCCCCAATCCATTCCAAAAACTTCTCCAGCAGATTTATCCCACCAAGCACAAACTGCTTCATAAACTCATACGCCTTTTCCAGCTTATCCTTCAGGCTTCGGTTCTCCTCCTGAAGCATCTGGTTCTGATACCTCAGCTCTATCACCTGCTCCTTCAGATAATCATCGCCATCTACGGTTCTCAGAAGTTCCTTCTTAAGCTCTTCTGCCTCCTCCAGTTTAATCTGTGCCTGCTCCGTCTGCCATTTTGCGGTGTCTGTTATCATCATCCACTTGTCAGCCTCTTTTTGAGCTACCTCAATTTCTTTTTGTTTATCTGTGAGCTTCCTTTTCCCGAAATATGGCAGAATTTTAGTCTCAATAATGTGCTTCTTTGTCAGAAACGAATTGCGTTTTATTCTCGGCTCTAAATCCGTTAAATAAATATCCACGAAACTTTGAAAGCTCATACTGATACTCTGATTCTCTTTCAGTTTGAAGTTCCGTTCCCATTCGAGGGCTTCGCTTTTCTTAGCAAAGTCCCTCTTTGTCTTCTGCTTCCTTTCTCCGGTCAAATCCTTATAATAGGTCCTAACCTCCCACATTCCGGTCTTTTTGTTCTTGATAACCGCCATCTATCCAACCTCCTTATCTATGGACAGTCCGTAGATTCGTTCAATAAAATACTGCGTACTTACACACCCTTTTATTGTCACAAATCCTTCTGACTCAAGTTCTGCATTCAGCCGACGTATCAACTTATATGCATAGGATAGTGATACTTCCAGCATTTCCATGACATCCTGTGCTGTCAAAAATCGTTTGTTCTCCATAAGCAAAGGCCTCCTCTCTTTCGCTTTATTATTCAGTTCATTTCTGAACGGTCTTGTTGTGCTTTATATTAACAGTTCATTTTTGTACTGCCAATGCTTTTTAGCAAAAAACATTTCACTTTTGTACTGTTGATGTTATAATCTATGCAAGTGCATGATTTGTACCTCATGTTTTCGTGCATGCTACAACACGCATTACACTTATAAGGAGCAGTTAAAATGGGCGAAAAATTCACCAGCCGGGTTGGCTTTTTAATTAGGAATTTTAGAATTGCAGCAGAAATGACACAAAAGGAATTGGCAGATAAATGCGGACTAAACGAATCTACAATCCGAAATTACGAGCTTGGGAACCGATATCCGGACGAAGCGACTTTACTCAATATCGCCAACAATCTAGGTGTCAGTTTCTATGCATTATCAGACCCGGATGTTGCCAATATCTTCAGTGCGCTCCATGTGCTGTTTGATATCGAATGGGCATACGGACTACGTCCCACTATAAAAGATGGCGAAGTATGCTTCAAATTTGAAGAACGGCTTCCAAGTGCCGGTCCCCGCCCACAAGAAGACCTTGATAACTTCAAAAAGATGGTTGTGTATTGGGCACGCCTGCGAGACAAGCTGGAAGATAACGAAATAACCGAAACAGAATATTATCTCAAAGAGATAAAATTTCCGATGAATCCAATAGAGCCGGATAAGGAATATACTGTTTCGTTGAATCTTGACGATGACGACAAACTACTTGTTCAGAACATGAATGAGGATGAAAGGGCAGCAGAAACTGCTGAGTTGTTAAAAGACTTGTTTCCGAATTTCTCGTATGTGAAGAGGAAGAGGAAACCGAAGAAGGAGTAAATAGTTACATCAAATATTAGCACCGAACTATAAATATACAAAGGAGTACTTATCGAATGAAAAAGTTTAAAATTCAAATTTGTTTACTTGGTTATCAGCGTTATCTCGACAAAATAGAAAAACTACAAAATTATTCAAGCAAATTATTTGAAGTTACAAACTGTATAGTAATTAAACAACTTCCCCCCTGCGACCATGAATGGGGTTATTCTGATAATTGCATAAATCAACTTCTTACATCAAGCAATATTGATAATAGCAATGTCGAGCTCTGCTTATGCTTTATCGATAATCCTATTGAATACAATTATTTCACCAGAGATTTATCAGAATTTGATTCAAAAACGGTTTTATGTTCTTTCTACCAAGTAGAAACAATATTTGATGAACAAAATATTGATATCTTCAACTATATACATGGCATCATTTTAAATGAAATAGTTCAAATTGCTACTTTGCATAAAGTTAATGAAGATTATTTTCTACATGACGATACAAGAAACTGTCTATTTGATATGTGTGGATTAAAAAAAGATATCGCTATAAAATATGGTGTACCTAGTTTATGTCCTTCTTGTATTGCTAAAATCGAATCAACTGCAGTAGATAAAGAATTCGTCCCACTCCTAAACAAGGAATTTAAATCATTTAAAAAAGCACTTTTTTACAGAATTATTGACTTTGTAAAAGAAAGACCTATCTTATCTATTATAATCACTTTCCTTAGTACAATTATAATAAATATATTATCATCATTTTTGTATGAATTATTGAAATTTATTTTATAATTTGATAAACATACCAAGTAAGGAAGGACTATACAAACATATGAGATTTTGTGATTTATTTATCAGCTATAAAATTGGATTGAAGAATATCAAAAGTACAATTCCATTCACCAAACTACCGCTTTACCGCAAGATTATCGTAATCATTCTTTTTGCCAGTGCCATTACTAGTGGTATACTTTTAATCTTTCGACAAACATGGGCTTCATATATTCCAATAGGATTAGGAGTTCTATCACTTATAATCTTTTTTATAATTGATTCTACAAAAAGAAATCTTGAAGTAATGCTTCAACAACATTATGCCCCCTATTCCGAAAAAAGGATAAATATGACCATTAATGTATTAAAAGACTACAGAATAGACATTCAAAATCCTGACTCACTTAATATGCTAATTGAAGAAGCAAAACTTGCACAAATCCAATGCGATTATATAGCTCCCTTAAAAATGCCCCTTAAAACTTTAGGTGCAATAATTGTTCCTATAATCGCCTTTGTCGCGCAAAAAATTGGCAATGCTGCTACCACAGATGAGATGATTACTATGGCAGTTCAAGTTATAATTCTTGTATTATTAACTTTTTCACTTATCTTTTCATTAACACCAATTATAAAAGATATTCTATACAGGGATTATAATAAGTATGATGATTTAATATATGATTTACGACAAATAAAACTTTTTTATGCAAAAGAAAATGATACATATACAAATTGAAAAACATACGGAGTATTTTACAAAATTATTGTCATTTGATTGTCGCACAACATTAAACGAGTCAAGAAACGCCGTAAATTCGGCATTTCTTGGCCCATGTACTATATTCAGGCAACCCTCTTTATCCTCAAAAAGCAAAATCCTTTATCCTCACCTATTTTCTCTTTCAAGGCTTCTTTGGACTTCATTCAAGGTCTTGGCTTACTCTCTCTTATCTCTCGATATTCCTCTATTTTCAAGGCTTTCTCCATGGTTTTAAGTAAAAGAAAAAGACCTCATAGAACAATGTCATTAAGTTAAGATGACCAATCAAGATCTTAGCATCAGAAATGATGCTAGGGTCTTTTTATTTTGTAATAAATGCTTGACATATGATTCTAAATGTGCGGCCGCTTTCGCTATTGAATTATAATGAGGTAGCGAAAGCGGCCCTTGTAATTAAGAACGTCTTGATTGCAAGGAGGTAACGCATATGAGTAATTATATTAATCAAGTTTCAGATTCTCTAAAGAATCATATTTCGGAATTAGCTAACAATCCATGTTTATTTCTTCGAAACCCCAATGTCGATTTCTCTCGAAAACGGAAAATTGATTTCAAAACTTTTATAGGAATCATGATTAATTCGGGTGGAGCTACTATGAGTAAAGAACTACTTGATTTCTTTGATTTTAACAAAAATACTCCGTCTGTGTCAGCATTTACGCAACAACGTTCAAAAGTACTTCCAGAAGCTTTTGAATATTTGTTTAAATCTTTTACGGATGACAACCTTCCAACTACTAATAATTATCATGGTTATCGTTTAATTGCATGTGATGGAAGTAACTTGACCATTGCAACCAATCAAAAGGATCCAGAAACTTTTTGGGAACATAATCAGCATGGTTCAATTGTTAATAAACTACATCTAAATGCCTTTTATGATGTTTTGAATCGTATATACACCGATGTTTTGGTGCAAACAGCAGCGGATTACAACGAGTCTAGAGCATGTGCAACAATGATTGACAGATCGAAACTAGAGAATGTTATTCTTGTTGCTGATAGAGGATATGAAAACTATAACATTTTTGCACATGTAATTGAAAAAGGATGGAAATTCGCTATACGTGTCAAAGATAAAAATAGTAATGGAATTGCATCTGGGTTAAATCTTCCTCCAAATGATGAGTTTGATATAGATATCACTCAGATTTTTTCGAGGAAAAATACAAAGACCACAAAAAATGCAGGCTATAAGTGGATGCCTGCAAATCAAGTGTTTGATTATCTTCCACGAAAAAGTGATAAAACATACGAATTATCATTTCGTATTATTAGATTTCCTATAGGGTCTAATTCTTATGAAATAATAATTACAAATCTTGATAGAAATATTTTTGATGTAAAAAAAATAAAGGAAATCTATCATTTGAGATGGGAAATAGAAACTTCATTCAGAGAATTAAAATATGCCATAGGATTAACAAGTTTCCATGCACGAAAACCAGATTTTATTAAACAAGAAATATATGCGCGATTACTTTTGTATAACTATTGTGAATTAATAACAACACATGTAATAAAACAAATGAAAAACAATGATAAAACAAAACAGGTGAACTTTACAATCGCCATTTATATTTGTAGAGAATATCTCCGTAATAAACGCAATCTTAGTCCACCTGATGTGATTAACCTAATAGAAAAGCATGTATTACCAGTAAGACCTGGTCGAAAAGACCCTCGCAAAGTCAAACCCCAGGCATCTATAAGCTTTCTATATAGAGTGGCTTAATCATAGATAATTATAAGGTTTTTTTGACAGATAAACAATCTGTCTTTTTGTTGTACTGCAAAATAGACAAAAGAAAAAAACACATCATATTTATCAAACAATTGCAAATATGATGTGTTTTATAATTATGTCAAAATTCTTAACTTAATGACATTGCTCATAGAACGGTTTTTTCGCTCTACAAGGTCTTTATTTTCTCGTTATTTTATTCATTCCCCAGGCTAAAGATTTTTGCCCCTTGAGGATAAAGGACGTTGCCTTGGGATATGGAGAATTTGACCTTGTATGGGTATTATAGCGTGCTCACTATGTTTTGTCGAGGTCAAAATTGACAACTATAATGGACAATCCATTACATCCAATTCTATATTCATTAAAACTTTTTCTTTTCCATCAATCTCCTCATACATCTTTAATTTTATAATCTCTTCTTCATCTATAATTTTATGTCCAAACAAAACCAGTCTTATTTTAGGATAACATAAATTCTTTTCCTTCTGCACTATTCTTCCATTTTCTTCTGTTTCTAATTTAAAATATTTACTTTTGCTGATTATTGCATCTCTTATTTCCAGGCCTATGTCAGTATTGGAAATTTTTTGTCCATATATGTTAATTGCCTGATGAGTAACCAAGATACTATATGGTAAATTTCTATCATCAACGCCTTTGTACTCATAATATCGCCTATTTAAATAAGCATCTATCCATTCATCAATTACATCATTCTTAAAATATATATTTACTATTTCTCGAATATAATTCCGAATTTGTGGTCTATTATTATCCACCAAATTCTTTAATCTTTCATTTTCAATGTCATTCTTTCGTATTTTATGATACCCCAATGGTACTTTTGCCTTCAAACTACAAGCATTAAAACTTTGACTATCAAATACTGCCAAGCCAGGTATACTTTGTGTATAGTGTTTTGCATGCAATCCTTTTCGCCCTGTTATGTTTTCCTCCATGGTGTTTTTATATAAATTTATTATCTGTATAGGATTTTTACACCTAGGACAGATAGCAAAATATGGACTTATAGGGCTTATATCTGGTCTATAATATGGTTTATCCTTATTCGTTTTTTCACAGTAATTTTCTTCTGTCAATGTTTCTTCATCATCCGAACTTAAAATTCCAAATACATTCATATATCTCTTCTCCAATCTTTAGTATATAACCATTTTCAACCCAAGGCTTCTAAAGGAAAAATCAGATTAACTTATGTAATTATGAGCATTATATTCCTTCTAAAGCAAATTAACTTTTCTTCGTGATATAGAAAATAAGACCTTGCGAGAGTAAGTATGATAATATAATACTTTACTTTTTCAGCCTAATACCATTAAAATTACATATACAATCATACAACATTTCTTCATTACCATGTAATATATTATGAATTACAGGATGTTTAAAATAATCTGCAACAGTTCTTCCATTTTCAAAATATATTTTCATAAAATAGAAAATGGGATATTTCCTTCTAAACAACGCCACACCTTTTCCATTTTTACGATAATTTCCAACACTTGCAATTTCCATCTTATACTCATCTATATCTAACATGTTATCTTTATTGTTCATATAACTTGGAATTTTGTCACATATTTTATGCTCAGCATCATCCGAATAGTAACAAATACCATGTGTTCTACAAATAATAGGTCTTACATTATAAATACCACATGCTCCATCTTCGTCTAAAAATACACATTCTTCCTGTTGTTCCGGCATATTTTCAAGATTAATCCTTACCATATAATTTATATTTTTCCCTGCGATATTTTCTTCCAACTGCTTATAGTATTCTGGATTGTTCTTTTCAAACTTCTCAGACAATGCAATAGCTTTTTTAATAATTATATTTGTTTTCTCAATACCACAATTATTATAAAGATAATCCATAATTACCGCAAATTCAACCTCGTTAATAGCAAAATAATCTTTACAGCATGCATTGCATCCTTTTTGGCATTTAATATTCTTTTTTCCATAAACATTTTCTTCTAATTCTTTTGATAATTGTGTATATAGTTTTATAATTTTTGCTGCCACACTATCTTCATTTATATTAGGATGACATTTTTTCTGCTTTTTTCCACTACCACAAAAACATAAATCATTTCTTCCCATTAGTAAACCATCCTTCCTAGTAATTAAATTCTCTAATCGTACTTTCAATTGGTTCTGCATCATTTTTATTGAACAACACCAAATTTTTTCCCACAACTTTATTGGTTCTAGTACATGGATATATAATTCCAGTCACTCCCTGTTCCTTTAAATAGGTAGCTAATGCCCAAAATGATTTATAAGCAATTTCCTTTTTCTCATCATCTGTTTCGTCAACTTTCTTATATATGCAATTACATATCATCTTTAAATATTGTTTTGCTATACTTTCCTCAATAATGCCTTTATCAACTTGATATTTTAACTGTAGCTTTTTTACTTTTTTCTTTAATTTTTTCTTATTTTGATATTTTTTTACCGCATCTGGTTTTTTCATTATCTCTTCAATCATCTGAGAAGCCATCGTATCTTCGTATTCATCTAACATATTTTTTATTTTTCTTAGCGAAACATCATTATAAGATAAATCAAAAATTACCCCTTCAGTAACTGGTTGGAAATCACAAAAATAGTATTTATTTCCCTTTTTGGCTCTATATTCTTCAAGGCATATATATTCACTAAGTCGCAGTTCAGATGAATATTCTTTTTCTTCCTCTCCGAAAGATAAATACAAAAATGATTTTCCTGGTGGATTCCACCTATTATATGCGTATGATTTATCAAATGGAATAAATCTTTCCCTATTTATAGGAAGCTTATCATCAACAACTCTACATAAGACATCTGTATCCTTTAACTTATGAAAAAATTTATCTCTATTTCCATTCAAACACTTTGTAAAAACATCGTCAAAAATTTCTTTAAAACTTTTTAATCCATCCTCTGATGCCGTGATGTCCTTCCATTGTTCCTCTATAATTATTCTTGCATTTTCCATATGAATATCATCAATAAGCTGATTATAATAATCTGCATTTAAATCAGGGCATATTACACAACAATATTTTGCCAATAATTTCACATATTCAATAATGCAGGACAATTCAAAATAACCGATATAATTAAATACCATCTCATATGTTCCGTTTATTATATGTAATAACTTGGCTAGTTTTTCTGTATTATAATCTGTGTTCCAAAAATCTTTTCTTATCTTTTTACTTAAAAACTTTAGTTCTCCTTTATAATCTTCCGATAAATTTTCAAGTTTTTGCAATTCCTCTAACATTATAAGCGAATAATCCATATTATTGTTCCTCCCATTTTTTCACAATTCATTTTTTCTTAAATAGTAGGGGGATTCCCTATATTTTTATTCTCTTTCTCATTTTCGACTTGTCTTTATTTCTATTATAAAGTTCACTTTATCTATGGCATCTGAAAATTCATACATATACATATCCTCTTTTACTTGAGTTTTGGGGTTTTACTCTCAACTTGTATTCGTAAAATCATTATATCAAAGAAAACTTCATACACATATCACTTTTTATGGATTTTGGGTTTTTTTGAAATCAGATACCCCATCATATAATCTTATTCATATTTTCTTGGGTTTTTGGTTTTTTTATGGAAATGATGTATAAGACCGAACTTCTCCTTGCAAAACTTCCAGCTACGCTATTGCAAGACCGTTCTTTATAGATACCCCCGAAACACTTTCAAAAAATATCTTTCTGTGTCCCGATATATATTTTTCTGAATATAATTGTCCCGAAATTGACCCGTAGAGCCAACAAAAAAGCCCCACAAAGCCCATAAATACAAGCTTTGTTAGGCATATTCCTCTATTCGAACTCTTGGGCTGAGAGATTTATCTGGCTGTTTACAGGTACACATTTGTGTGTTTTATTCTTCATATTCATCCTATTGTGCATTTTTGTGTACCTCGTCTAAAATTTTTAGAGCCAAAATGGAGCCACTTCAAATTCATTGCATAATCATACGGTAATATTTGCATATTCCGAACATTAAGATATATTTTCAATATCCTTTTCAATGTCTCTTATTTCACGCTTCATTATTTTATGAAACTGTATTTCAACAAAGCGTTCATCTTTGTCAGTCAAATCCATCTGATATATGTCCGATAAAATAGCTTTCTTATCTTCTAATTTCAAATCATCTAAATTCGGAATATACTTAGTCTCATGCAATGCCATATGAATTTCCGCATATGTCCGAACAAATCTCTTTATTATAATCTTACCTTCTAATTTATAACGCTTAATCAATTTTTGCACAACATCATCTAAGTGGAAAAGTAAACTCAAATCAGTTATTTGAGAATAGAAAAATAACCAACCGTACTTATGGCTTTCAAGAATAAAACCTGTAATTTTTAAATTTAATTTCCATTGCAAATATCCAATATTATCTTTCTTTATCGTTCTAAATAATTCCTCGATAGATTGCTCGATTTTTAAAACACTGCTTTTTCTTACTGTTACTTCACTATCATTTAAAACATAACCTAAATATTCAAATGATTCTGTTACAAGTCCCTCATCTTTCTTGTCATTTAATTCCAATCCAAGCTTTTTTATGTCATCACATATATTTTTCTTTACATCAAAAAATTTATCTTCATTAACCAATATCAATATGTCATCAACATATCTGTAATATGATATGTAGTCAAGTTCTCTATATTTTATGTCAATATCCTGCATATATATGTTAGCTAAAGTGTTTGAAATAGGTAATCCCTCTGGAACTCCCAATATTCTTTCCTTTTTTACAGTCTTTTCCTTTATCGGATAAAGAAGTGCCTCTGTTCTAATTGCATTCCATATAATTGATATAATTTCTGGTTTGTGTATCTTTCTTTTTATTATTTTAATCAACTTGTCTTGATTTATTGAACTATAAAATGATTTCACATCCAATTTTATAAAATGTGTGTACATTGGAATTTTTTTTGTAATATCATCTATAACAAGTTGTGGCATTATGGTCTTACATTTATCCCCATATACCCCAACCAACAACTCATTCAACGCTGACGCTGTTAACTTATCTCTTAGCGTCGGCACACAAATCGCTCTAGGCGGTTTTGTAGGTCCTTTCGTAAATAGTAGTTGCTTATATCTTGTAAAATGATAAGAGCCATTCATAGATTTTCGAATAATAATTTCAATATTCTCATCCAAATTTTGTTCAAATTTTCGAGGCGACACTTTATCCAATCCAACGGACGGCTTATCTTTTACTTTTTCTTCATAATGTTCAATAAGATGTTTTTTTGTGAACAACTTTTTCCATAAATACGATGCCTGCATCTATAAAACCCCACATATCCAATATAAAACCACTGGCAATAATATAACACATATTTTTAAAAGCACACGCCAAATAACATTATAATAATATTTGCACCTTACATTTTTCCATTTCCTATTTCTATATTCACCTGAGCTACCATGAACTGTCTCATAATAATCAAATGATATATGATTACTACTTGAATCTAGTAAATCACAATATCTATTATATATGTTCTTAAACAACTCTACATCATCACTCTCAATATTCTTTAATTCAAATTCAAGTTTTTGCAACTCTGTATAATTCTTTCTATATTCTCTTGCATGCTCCAGATATTTTTGTCCATTCAAATATAAAATAACAATAAGCAATGATATTGTCATAAACACTGTCATCAAACTTAATTTTTCATTTTTATTAAGTAATGTAAGTATCGAAAATATAATCGTAACACATGAATAATAAATGTTAATTCCCTGAAAAAAAGCTTCTTTGTTTATCAATCTTTTTTCAGCATTAACTCTTGAAATTCTTGTTGTCCATATTTGATCGGATAAATCTTTATATTTTTCCAAGTTGTACCCTCCTAAAAAATGTATTAGGGTCTCTATATACTAAGTGCGATACCTTCATGCGAAAGCCTATAAAATCTTTACAGATTGTTAATTACGTTATCTCCTAAGTGGAAATCATAACTTACGTTATAGACCCTAATACAATAGATATTTTACCACATTCTACTATTATTCTCAATCCATCTTTCCCATTATATTGTCAGCTATAAATCTTATTTTATAGTTTCATTTCCAATTCTAGGCAATTCCATTCTTGTCCCATTACAGTATACTTTTCTATTTCATCTTGAGATACATCCTCAAAACCTGTTGCCTTATAGCAATAATAAGCTGATTCATTATTCTCAAAAACACCTAATGAAACTTTATTAGCACCAAATATTTCTTTAGCATATTTTAAGCCTAATTTCAGCATATTTTTTCCATATCCCCGCCCACGTTTTCTCGAATCAACGATTACAAAGCCAAACCGTAATTCATTAAAAAATTCATTTGGTCTTCTAATGGTAAAAAATCCCACTACATCGTTATCATCTATAGCGGTAAATGCCATAAGATTACTTACTGTATTGAATTGCTCCTCAGAAATTGGATATTCGCCTAAAACTCCTGCTGTCCATTTATAAAAAGCGCTCTCGTCTTTTATCCATGACATAATTATTTCTGCATCATTTTTATTGTATGGCCTTAATCTTAACATACTTGCCTCCTTTTTCATTTGCCTAAAATTTTGTTTATCATATTCTGTTTGCCATTCGTGTATGCAACCCTGTCATCTGCATACTTACTTTCAAGTTCTTCCTTTAATTTTTCATACTGCAATGCCACATTCTCATTGGCATTAAGATAATCCCTGAAATGAATATAATTCTTTCACTCAGTTCCGTTCCATTTTACAATATGAATATGATGTGTTCTGATATCCGCCTCCATATCACCCATTACATAGAGCAATTGACATTCTACATCTGAACCTCGATAAAATATTTCCTCTTGTTACTTCTGATTTATCTATTCTGGCCATCCCTTATAAATGGTTTCTTGATTTCTTTACTTAACAACTGACTGTATGCTTCTACCTTACGAAATGTGTTTCCTAACATTTCCCGATTCCTGTATTCTCTAATAGCTTCCATATCAAACTCCGCATAAAAAATTCCCTCAGTTTTATCATCAGCCAGCAAAACTGTGTTATCAACACATTTTCCATTTCTATCCCAGCAAATTGAACTATATGCGCAGGAACATCCAGCACTATCTCCATTCGGATTTGCCATAGCGACTGCAACCATATTTTCATAAGCTCTTGTCGAAAGTGCCCTGATTCTTGCTTGCATGGAACCACAATCATTTGGTACAAGAATAACTTCTGCACCTTTTAACATAAGTATTCTTGCACTTTCCGGGTATTCTCTGTCATAACAAATCATAATACCTAATTGTATTCCTTCAAAATCACACACCTTAAATTCTTTCCCTGATTCAACATCTCTTTCATCTGCGAAATCACAGGTATGCACCTTAGAGTATTTCATCAATATATTTCCCGACTTATTGATAACAAAGGCTGAGTTCTGTGGTTGCTTACTACCTTTTGTAAATGCAGTAAGTACTACGCCTATTTTATATTTTTTAGCATTCTCACATATTTGGGCAATTCTTATATCATTATCTGCAATGCTTTTTTCATATGACATAGGCAAATCATATCCTGTAATAAAACATTCTGGCAACAATAGAATATCTGCATGTTTTTCCGAAGCCTCTTCCATTGCCATAATGATAGTTTCAATATTCTTATCTATTTGTTCATTAATAGAACGTTTTTGTAGTATAGCAACCTTGAACATTCACTTTCCCTCCTATAGATAATTCAAAATGTCAGATAAGTTATTAACTTCAATATCAGCTTTTTCACTCTCATCTGTTATATTCCACAAACTTCCAAATCCCTGTTTTACCCATATAGTTTTCATACCCAACTGTTTTGCAGGTACAATATCATTATCAATACGGTCACCAATCATGACTGCATTCTCTGGCTTACAACAGCTTCTTTCCAATGCAATTTCAAATATGCGCCTATCAGGTTTTGAAACGCCTTCTTCTGCTGATGCGATAATCAAATCAATATATTTTCGTACTCCAAAATTTTCTAATCTCTCAGAAGTTCCTAATGATTGGTTTGCAATTACACCAATTTTATAAATTCTACTTAACTTTTTCAAACAATCTTTAGTATCTGTATACAGCCTCTCGTATTGCGATTCCCATTTAGGTAGTTTCACGCCCAATTGCCTTGCTACCTCTAAGTCTCCTTTTTTGTTTTCTTTATAAAACCACATGGCATATTTATTAATTTGCTCGTAAGTTAAACCTGATAAATCCGCTATCCTTTTCATCCTGTCTTCATAAACTTTGCTTTCATCAACCAACGTCGAGCCAACATCAAAAAACAGCCATTTTATTTCTTCCTTCTTGGGCAGAAATCCTCTTTTCCTTGCTTCTTCCAGCAGTTTGGGTTGAATTTCCGGATAAGTCCAATTAATCGGTAGTTCATCCATAATTGCTATTTTTTCAATTTCACTGTGAAGCTCTTTTTCAAATGTATATATATCTGAAAAGAATAATTTTCCAAAAGTCTCCATTCCATCGAAATTATCTGGTGCAGTCACAGAATATATACAAATTGGAGTAATATCAAAAGTTATTGCTCCTGTTTCTTCATATAGTTCTCGTTTGGCTGTTTCAAGAATATCCTCACCATCTTCTCTATGCCCTCCCGGCACTTCATATGTATCTCTTTCTTTATGCTTGCAAAATACCCACTTGCCGTTACTCTGTGAGATAATCACTGCAAATTTCAATAGTTCATCATTAACCGTATCATAAAATTTTACTTCCACCATATTTCCTCTCCATGTACATATCTATAATATTTCATTTTCAATAAAACCCGCAATACCATCTTCATCATTTGAACCAATTACAATATCAGCTCTCTCTTTTACCTCATCAATCGCATTCCCCATTGCAACACCTGTTCCACATAATTCAAGCATTCCGATATCTGCATAATCATCTCCAAATGCAATAATTGAATCTGTACTAAATCCACATACTTCCGTAATCTTCATAATTGCGTTTTCTTTCGTCACATTCTTTTTTGTAAACTTGTACCAAAATCCATCAGAGAAACGAATACAATCACAATCAGAGAGACTTCGAGTCAGCTTATCTGCCTTATCTTGATTAAATATCTCAACACACATTTTTAATGAACATTCGTTAAAATCTGAAAAATCTGTATAAATACTATCTCCCCAACTCTTATCTAACTTCTTAGGATCTATTTTATAATTCCAATAATGTGCATCTATTGTGTCTATCGTAATTTCGCAATCATTTCCACAAATATTTCTTGCCATGTCAATCATCACATTCGTTTCTTCTTCGGAAAATTCTGCCCTATAAATATATTCTGTTTTGTATTTTACTAATGCACCTCCACTCGATATTAAAATATCGGGCATCAATTCATTTAAAAATACCAAAGAGTTTTGCTCACTTCTGGAGGTGGAAACACCTAGCAATATATCATTTCCCCTGCATTTTTTTAGAGCTGATAATGTTCTGGTTGATATTGTTTTGTCACTCTGTAATAAAGTTCCGTCTAAATCAAATAAAAGAAGTTTGCATTTCTTCATATCATTTTTTCCTTTTCATTCTTCTGAATAATTACATTTGCATCAATTACTCTCCCCACAAATAGAGCCAAACTAGAGCCATTTGATAAAACAAATGCCGGAAGCCCGCATAAATACAGGCTTTCGGCATTTTAATCCTGTTCCGGGGCACACCCCATTATCCTCAAAGGGCAAAATCCAGTATCCTCACTATCCTCACATCCCACTGCAAAACCACACTGCAAAACCACACTGCAAAACCCTCCGGCACTGCAGCGCAATTCCACAGCACATTCCGCAGTGGTAATCCTGACACCCCAACTTCTATCGCGTCCCATATAACAGTATCATCTTACACAGCAGCACTATCGCAATGTCACTTTCGCAGCATCATCCAAAGCATCCCTCACACCCTGCAACACCAGGAAATATCAACGTTTCGCAGTGTTACCCATGCCCTTGTAGTTTCGCAGCAAACTCACGTCTACTTCTATTATATACAGAAAGCTGTAAAATTCAACGTGGATTTTTACAGCTTTTGCCGATATCACGTTGCTTATTTACGCCTCATTTTATCTGAGTCAGAATCCTGTGTGACCGGGGCAGAAATGACAAAAAAGAACAGCAACAGAGCTACGCTGCGGTATTACTCTCTGTTGCTGTCAGGATAATCATTTTTGCCTTTTACAGGATAATGGGGTGTGCCCTGTGATAAAATCCGTTATTCAAACTCCCCGCAGAGAAACTTATTATCCCTGTGAAGGCTTGATTTCTGGAACTTTTAATGGCGATTATTACATCTTTTATCACAATTATTTTATGTTTTCAAAAATTCAGGTATCATATGGGTATCACATACAAGTATTCTTATTGAAAAATTATATTATTTTCATCACCCACGTTCATAATACTATCTATTAATGTATTGTCACAATTTTTTCCAATTATAATTTTATCTAATGCCAGACCGCATTTATCATATGAAATATCCCTTCCTTTGTAATCTAAATCTTCTTTTACTTTTGGATAAACATTTCCTGAATTCAAAATTCCCTCACCGAATGGATCACTTAGAATCCTAACTTCTTTTTCAAGATATGATTTCATAGATTCATTATCTGGATTTTTAATGACATATGGAAGTTCTGCCATTAGCATTCCATTGTCAAACAATTCTTTAGGACTTGAATTATATGCTTCTATCAACATTTCTGTATAATCAACCTTGTTCTTATCAACATATTCAACTGGATATAACATATCATAATCTATAACATTAAATACAAGGCATATTCCCCTACTGTTATTACTATATGCCTTCCACATATAGTTCTCACACGAATATGTTAATGAACACACGTCATATATTTCCTTCATAGTTGCTATAAAAAACATTATATTATCACTAGGAATTCCTGTTCTATATGACACTTTTTTTACATTATATTTCATATCAAATTCTGTTTTATCATTTAGAAACTTATAATATGAGAACCATAACTGTCCCTTTTCCAAACTTTGAAATTTTATCCGATTCAAATATTCATTATTATCGAACGCAATAAATTTATACAATTTATCGTTTACTATTATTGACTTCAAAAAATCCATCTTATATTTACTTAAATCTTTATGCTTTCTTTTGTCATATTCTTGGTAAAATCCTAAATTCATAGCAACTCCCCCACATCAAAATTTGGTAATACTATCTGACTTTATCTTTTTTATTTGCTCTTCTAAGTTGTTTTCCCATTCCTTATTTTTGTTATAATATAATTTTAATGTTTTTATCAGTTCTAATGTAAATGTATAAATTAATGCTGCCAAAGATAAGCCTCTTGCTATCATACCAGCATTTTTCATTTTTATTCCAGCAATTAACACTACCACTAATCCTATTGATAATATCAAAATAAATATTCCGTTATATATCCATATGGCATTTGCATTTTCTTTTTTTGTTATTATAGTTCTTATGTATGACATTACCATTATCACTACAGACATTACTGCTATAATAAAATCAATTACTGTTGCTATTTTTTCATTACCTTGATATCTCATCAAATAAACCACTATACCTATAAACATCAAATATAGAATAATCGGTACAGAAAGTTCCATTCTATTCATCACTTTAGAAGTAAGCAAATATTTTTTCTTACCTTTAATATTATTAAACCTCTTTAGTTCTTGATTTTTTACATATTTTGTCGACCTATTCATAAATTAATCCTTTCCCAATATTTCCGTCTGTTCATCCATTATTACATCTTTAAACTTCCGCCCCTGAATCATACAATTTTCAAGTACATCGTCTAAATCCGCATACCATCCAATTAGTTCATAGCTCTCTGACTGGGGGTATCCAGTCTTTTCACAATGTAATAAAATAACATCATATTGTCCTGTTCTTCCGTCTGGAAAAATAACTTTTTCATTCTCGTCCAGCGGCTCTCTGCACATTCTGTAATATACATCATTGTACTTAAACTCTATGCCCATAAACTTTTGTCTGTCTAAATTATCTGCAGGAATTGATCGTCCTGATTCATACTCATATATAAAATCCTTTAATTCTTTATATTCATTAACTCTCATGACAATCCGAACCTCCTCTTAATCTTCTTAATTAGTTTTTCTTCATCCGCTGTTATTGGTATTCCTTTATCGCTATGGTCTAAATTCAAGTGCTTATGTGGCATCAATCCATGATGTTGATGTAGTAAATCAATGCTTATAATCTGCCTATGTGTCTCATCATAAAAAGATAAATGTTTTAACTTTCCATTCTGAACAATCGCATATGCTCTTTCTGCTGAGTGCGAATATTCAGGAGCCTTAACAGCACCACTATTCTGTAAAATTACCTGCACCCCATCTACATCGCCTACAGTATGATAATTCTGCCCATTTTCAACAAAATTAAATTTTCCTGTATCTACATCTTGGAATGCTCCTCTACTTCCCATATTGTAACACATCCTTTCGTTCAAAAATATTAGATTCTTTCCATAAACACAATTGCTTAAATTCTTTATTTTTATTATTAAATGCATCTTTATATTTTATATTTACAAATCTTCCAGTCATTCCAGATATCATATCTCCATATACAATAATCAATGGTGGCTCAATTCTTTTTTTCATCTCATTAAACCCTTTCAAAAATACTTTCTGATTATTCATACATCCTATTGTTGAAACTATAACTATAGAATTCTTCTCTATTCCACTAAAACATATGTCATAAGTATCTTCTGCCCACCATGATATAACTGGTAAGACAACACATTTATATGTCTGCCAAAGACAACCAAGCCATCGGTTCATATACACATTATGTCTTACTTCATTAATATTCATTGTTGGATAAATGCTATAATCTGGTGTCCCTACCGCCATTACTGTTTGAAATCTAGGTATATATTTCATAGGATCAGTCCAATATTTCAATAAATCTTTATCATATGTAAATGGTAACACTATTTTTTTACTGTTATCTTGTTTTGTTGTTAAATTCTTTATTCCAACTGGTTCCATATTTTCAATGTCCAACATTTCCTCATCAGTTTTATGTATTATAGGCATTCCATAGTCCCCTAGCATATGTTCTCCCAACATTGGTCTAATCACTTTAAATTTTTCTTCTTCCGATAAACCATGTATCATTTCATCGCCTCCATCCATTATGCTTGTTCGCTTATTTCTAACATCATATTTAAAAAATATAGGGCTTGATCCCCTTTTTAGTTCGTCATATATTAGCTTGTTCGCTGTTTTCTAACATTAGAATAGCACTTACATATCTTTCTGTCAACTATGTTTTTCATTGACAGGTCATAAACTTATCTAACAAGATATGACCTGCCTATCTCTGTATCTTATTACTCCCTACTCTCTGGTTTATATGTCACATTAAATACATAGTCTAACAACCACTTCTTGAAAGATTGATTATTCTTATTTCTTATATCATCCGAAAATGCTTTATACAATTCCGTACCAGAAACTAAACTTTTCAATATTGCATCATAAGTTGCTCTATCACTCTCATCTCTTGCATTTTGTGCATCAGAATACTTCATAGCATTCTGATATGTCTCATCTTGTTCCACAATATCTGGTAATTCTGCAATTTGCTTTCTGATTCTATCCTCATCTGTCCACTCGCAGTTTCCCCACATCTCATGAAATGATGCTAATATATTTGATAAAGTGTCCAGCTCTGGAACAGGAATACCCACATCTGTCTTTACAGGTATAGGCTCTATCTCTGAATCCTTATCCTCCAGCTTTATACTTATCGTATCCTGTGCCACTAATCTATAACTTTCAAGTTCAACATCTTCCATTATCTCATCAGCATTTCCATTATCCGGTTTAGGCAGCTTACTTACAAGAAAAGTCAAATAAATTGATAATCTTTCCCAGTCCATTGATCCATACGGCAATATAGATGAAAGAAAATTATAAGTTCGTAAAAAGGTCTTAGCAGAACTCTTAAAATCTACCTGATCATCATATTCAAGTTCTTTATATCTTTCTGTTCCCTTATCAATAATCGGATCTATCTTTGTTCTATCGGCATTATCTAAATATAGTTCTGCTACCTCTGTTACTTCCTCATCTGAGTAAACATCTAAAGGTTCCATCTCATCGACTAAATCATTTAATTTATTTACGTCTGTCTCTCCTGATAAAATAGTTGTTTTATAGTACTTATCAAATGCTGTCTTGATATCTGCCGGATCATTTTGGAAATCAAGAACAAAAACTTCATTTTTATTAGGATAGCAACGGTTCAAGCGTGATAATGTCTGTACTGCCTTGATATCCGATAATCCCTTATCAACATACATCGTTTGCAGCAATGGTTCATCATATCCTGTCTGAAATTTATTTGCAACTATAAGCAATCTGTAAGGATCTTTTCTAAACTTTTTCTCTATCTGTGAACTTGGAAAACCATTTAGTTTTGCTTCATTATATGTGACACCTTCATATTTAATTTCACCTGTAAATGCCACTATAGCCTTATATGGACTTTTTCTTTCTTCAAGCAGCCTGCTAATTGCCATATAATACTCTACGGCTCTTTTTATATTGCTTGCAACCACCATTGCTCGTGCTTGTCCTTTAATCTTGTTATGCACTTCAGAATGAAAATGTTCGACAATGACCCCTGCTTTCTCCTTTACCGCCACTTTTTGCACTTCTACATAATAACGTAATATTCTCTGTGCCTGTTTTTTATCAAACAAAGGATCATTTTCCACTGTCTTGACAATATGATAAAAGCTTTCGTATGGCGTATAGTATCTGAGAACATCCAGAATAAACTTCTCTTCTATAGCTTGTTTCATGGTATACACATAATGAGGATTTGCTTTCTGTGTACCATCATCATTCAAAATAGGATTTCCGTGTTCATCAAACATTTTCTTTCCGAACATCTCAAGAGTTTTATTCTTTGGTGTCGCTGTAAATGCGAAATAGCTGGCATTAGGAGCCATCTTCTTGCCCTCTATAATCGTATTTAATTTATCTTCAAACTCATCATCATCGTCATACACATTTCCTGAAACTGCAATATTCATCTTTGCAGCCAAACTGCCATTCTGGCTGGAATGAGCTTCATCAATTATGATAGCAAATTTCTTATTTTTGTAATCTGCAGAAACTGCATCAAGAATAAATTGAAACTTATGTACAATCGTAATAATAATCTTTTTCCCTTGTTCCATAAGCGTACTTAATGTTGATGCATCCTTTGCCCAGCCAACTGTACTAGACACCTGCATAAACTGCTTAATGGTATCACGGATTTGCTTATCAAGATTTACTCTGTCTGTAACAACTATTACTGTATCAAATACATCTTTCTTATCCTTTTTTAATGTAACAAGCTGATGTGCCAGCCATGCTATTGAATTAGATTTTCCTGAACCAGCACTATGCTGAATAAGATACCTATGTCCTGGACCATCATTTTTTGCATCAGCTAAAAGAGAAGTGACTACTGATAACTGATGATATCTTGGAAATATCTGCTTGTATGATTTGCGCCCTGTATCCTCGTCCTTTTCTTCTGTTATCTGTACATAATTTTCCAATATGTTAGACAAACATGGCTTTGTCAATATATCTTTCCACAGATAATCTGTCTTCAAGCCATTGGGATTTCTAGGATTTCCAGCTCCATTATTATTTCCCTTATTAAATGGCATAAAGAAAGACTTCTCTTTCTTAAGTTCTGTACACATATATATTTCATCGTCATCTACTGCAAAATGTACAATGCACCTCTTAAATTGAAATAACAATTCATCCGGTGTTCTATCTGTCATATACTGTCTGATTGCATCATCATGATTTTGCTTGGTTATCTGATTTTTAAGTTCCATAGTAATGATAGGCAGCCCATTTAAAAAAATACAAACATCAACAGCCTGCCATAATCATTGCTATATCGAAGCTGCCTTGTAACACTAAAGATATTTTTATCATAGCTCTCTTTAGCCTCTTGATTACCCTCACTCGGTCTGACCATATAGAAATCTACAGTTTTATTCTTATACTTCATTCCCTTACGAATAATATTGATTACGCCATCATCTGATATTTTTTTACTCAGACGATCCAAAAACTTTTTCTTCTCGATCTCATTGTCTTCTATACGTAGCTCGGCAAGTTTCTCATACTGCGTGTCATGTAAAAAGCGAAACAGGCGCACTTCATCTATAGCATATATCTTGTTATAATCTGAATTGCTGCCCTCTTCATAATGATTGTTTTCTACCAGATATTTTACAATCATAGTTTCAAAGCCATTCTCTTTCATATTTGTTGCCATTAACTAATGCGCCTCCTTCTTCAGTTAAAATCCACCATTCTGATATGCTCGTGCAATCACATACGATGGCTCATAAAATGCACTACAGTTGTAATTATCAATCACATCACAGATTTCATTGTTATATACCCTGATTATCCCATCTACAAAATCTTCTTTTGAAGTCAAGGTATCTCTTATCAGACGCTGATATACTGCTCCCATATCTAAAGGCGAAGGAATAATTGAAGCCATCTCTTTGTCAACTGCTGTAATATCATAATCTCCGGTTTTTAAATCATAATCACTTATCCAGTCTTCTTCTACCTTCAATGGATTTTCACAATGTAATACATTTGCACAGCTAAGCAGATGATATAAACCATCCCGTCCGATTGTATTTACGACATACTTATTCTTCTGCTTAATGTGTCTTGCAACACGCTCTATCATATAACATACAAAATAAAGGTCATTCGATTCTATATCTTCGTCTGGGAAGTACTTATTCTTCATAATGTCTCACTCCCTTCAAAAGTCAATGTTTTCAGTGCAGCTTCTGTACAGAATACAATCTGATGGGTAGGATAATTAAATCTTACCAGTCCCCAGAATGCATCTCTTGGGATTCTGCCATCAATGAATCCTTCCACAAAGTTCCAGATCTGATCGTCTGCCATAGGTCCTTCCACAATGTCATAATCATGTTCAATTCCTCGTCTGCAGTCTGCCACAAAATCAAGCCACTCATCTGTCATCTCATTAAAGGTCAATATCTTCAATTCTGTGTTTGGCGTATATTCATAATGATTTACTACAGATGCACCTTTTCTTGTCATTGCCCACCGCTTTGCTTGTTTTTCAAAACTGGTACAGTAAAATCCATATCCGAAATCCTTGTAAAAACCATTCTGGAGAATACGCGGAATCGATACTTCTACATTACTTCCATGATACACAATATTCTTTTCCATCTGCGTCCTCCTATTATTCTGTGCTTTCTTCCTGATTTTCTTCATCTGAGTCTTCTTCAGAATCTATTATATCCGTTTCAGTCTCATATGCTGGAATCTTGACATTCCTGACATCTACCTGACCTGTAACTACATCTGATATAAGTTTTGTCCGAAGTTCTTCGACAAGGGTGATTTCTTTGTTTATCCCGGAAATCATTTCATTAATTTGTTTTTCTACTTCATCACACTGCCTTGCAATCTCTCTCTGCTCATCTATTGGCGGAACCTGAATAGCATAATCATAAAAAGCTGTTATTGGCAATCTCCACCTTCCCTGATTTGCTGCTCCTTTTCCAAATTTATAAAAAATTCTTCTTTTATATCCTATCTGAAAAACCCTTAAATAGAATGGGGCAAAACAATGTTCTGAATCACTCAAGGTAAAAACTCTGTAATCCGGACTAGTAACTCCAAATTGCTTAGATATATCAATGTATCCCGTCAGCAAATCCATATGATTCATTGCAAAGTCTCCCGGATATACAAATTGATAATTTGCATAACTTTGAGCCATCTGTCCTTCATTTGAACTTATATCTTTCTTCTTTATGCCTTGTTGAGTAATCGATAAAACATCATAGCCTTCCTTACCTGCGATTCTCTTTTTTACCTTAAAATGCTGTTTAATATGATCGACATCCCAATGCTCTGGTATTGCCCCTATCCATTCGACTTTGCTATCTTTCATCGAAACAGATGGATTTAAACCTTTTGTTATATATTGGTCAATCTGGGTGTATTTCAACTCCTCCAACAGCTTAATTTGCTTTTTCTTCTGATGAATAAAATGATTCATCTCAGAAATCTTCCAATCAAGAAATTGTACTATTTTATCCTGTTCTGGTTTTGGTGGCACTGGAATCTGCAATTTCAACACTTCATCACTAGTCAATGTCTGTCTTAATCCTGTTCCAAGTCCATGAAATAATTTAATACCATCTAATCCCTTGAATAAATAAACCAAATATCTCTGTTCGTCTATCTTTCTAGGTGTAAATGTCAAATATGCAGAAGTAATTATTCCGTTAGTATTTACAGATGCCACCCTTTGCGAAATGAAATCATAATTTAAATTTAATCCATTAATTGCAATATCGCCTTTATGAACAATCGAATATTTCTCATATTTATTATCATCTTTTTCAGCATCTTGTATTTTTTTGGGAACTATTGTGCCATATTTAAATTGCAATAGCAATGTCACTTCTTTTTCTACATTCTTTTTTTTATTTTCTATTAAACATGAAAAAGTTCGTTTCACGTTCCATTGTAATGGCACTTTATCCATCCCAAAAGCATTTACACTTTTATATTTCTCATACCCCTTCAACATCACACCTCACCTCCAATAATAGAGGCAAGCAATCCGTCTGTGCTCTGCTCAATAGCTCTGATATCTGCAATAATATCGCTCATATCTCTAAGCTGCACTGGCTTATAGAAATACTTTGTGAAACTGAGCTCATACCCTATAACAGCACTATCTTCATTAATCCAAGCATCTTCTACATATGGTTTTACTTCATTTTCAAAGAATCCTGTTATTCCACCATCATATAACAGTGGTACCTGTTCTGTATCTTTCAGATTGCTATCCGGCTCTGTATTTCCTTTTTTATCCAACACAACATTTGCATTTTCATCCGTTGTTGTAAAGTACTTTCTAATCGCATTTTCACGTTTTTTTGTCCATTTAAGTCCTGCCCTTTTTGTAGACTTTTCAAGTTTCCCTATAAATGAATTGAAATTTGTACTTTCTGTATCTTTCTCATTTGTCATAAGAAAATCATAGAATTCATCATCTTTTGCATTGTTTTTGAACTCTTCCAATGCTTCATCACTTACATTTACTCTTAAACGCAATGGTCGATTCACTTCTACCTGATAAAATCCGAATTCTTCATTTGAAAATACCTTGCTATACTCACTATCTGCCTTATCAAACGCAAGATACAGTTCCATAACCTTTTCACGCATTTTCTGTGTCATCTCACAGTTTTTATCGCCAAGGTTCTTTCTTAAAGGCTCTTTCATGCTTGTGGCATCAATGAGCTGCACTTTACCTTTACGCTTTTCATCTTTCTTATTTGTAAGTACCCACAGATATGTTCCTATTCCTGTGTTATAAAACATATTCTCAGGTATCGCTATGATTGCCTCACACAAATCCTGTTCAAAGATATACCTTCGCAGATTACTTGGACCGGAACCCGCTTTTCCCGTAAATAATGACGAGCCATTGTGGACTTCTATAATACGGCTTCCAAGCTCTGTTGTTGTCTTCATCTTGCTGATATTATTTGCAAGAAATAACATCTGAGGATCACCAATATCTGGTATTAAACTGTACTCAGGATTATCATCGTAATTTATGATAAATCTGGTATCTGATATTTCATCTTTTTTACCAATACCCCATGCCTTCAGGTCTGTCTTCCATGGCGTACCAAATGGAGGATTTGAAAGCATAAAATCAAACTCTTCTTTTGCAAATTTATCATCAGAAATTGTGGAACCAAATCGTATCTGATCAGACTCCTTGCCCTCACCCTTTACAAGCATATCTGCTCTGGCAATTGCATAGGTTTCATCTGCATTCTCCTGACCATACAAATGAATGGATACCTTTTTTCCTTGTTCCCTGGCAAGCTTTTTTATGTGTTCATCTCCCACAGTAAGCATACCTCCGGTACCACAGGCTCCGTCATAAATACGATATGTCGTACTCTGAATTTTATCCTGCACAGGTATGAATGCTAAATCTGCTATCAATTCAACTATATCTCTCGGTGTAAAATGTCTTCCGGCATCTGTTACATTGGTCTCCTCATTAAACATACGGATAACTTCCTCAAAAAGAGTACCCATAGTATGATTGTCAAGTGCTTCTATCTTGACCGAACCATCTTCATTCAATACTGGTCTGTTACTCAGATTAATTCGCGGATCTACAAACTTTTCTATCAATAATCCCAATCTGTCCTGCTCTGAAAGTCTGTCTATCTCATTTCTGATATGGAATTTGTTGATAATTACCTGCACATTTTCTGAAAATCCATCCAAATATTCGATAAAATCCTTTTTCAGTTGTTGCTGATTCGTCCTTGATTTTAAATCTGTCAATGTAAAATCAGATTTGTTTACAAATGCCTGCTCTGCAACAGCGGCAAGTGCCGCATCAAGTTCTGTAATTCCCGCTTTAGTGAATTCTTTCTTGGCTTTTATAACAGCCTCATGCTTTGGCTCTAACACCGCATCAAATCGCCTGATAACAAACATTGGCAATATTATTTTTCTATAATCTCCCACATCATATACATCTACCAGGCAATCATTGGCGATTCCCCAAATAAATGATTTCAATGAGTTGTATGTTGACTGATTCATAATTTCTCCATTCTAAACGATATATTCTTCTTTTTGTGATTCCTTTTCGAGTAACCCCAAAGTCCGTAACCTATACTTCATAGCAGTATAATTTACATCAAATTGCTTTGCTGTTTCTTTTATTGCATTACTTACCTCATTGTCAGTTGCCTGTAAAATTTTATTTGTTACCGGCTGTCCTATTATTTCTCCAAAAGTATTGAAAACTGCCACTCTTGGCATCAGGAAAGCTGCTGCTGAATAATTTGCCTGATATTCTATGATATCTATTGCAGCCATATTTCTAACTCTCTCTGCATGGTTTCTAAAGGATTTATGCGTACACATTTTTGTATAGTCAGCACCTCTGTTATTAAAACACCTTGGGTGTAGTATCTGATGGAAACATTCATGTATCACTGTAAAATTTTCTCTGCCAATATTACCATTTTCCTGCAATGCACGATCTATAACAACTGTTCCCTTATCCACCTTTACCCGTTCTGGATACATTCCTTCTTCGTAATGATTGCTCGGCCATGACCACATTAATACATCATGAAATGCAGTCATGCCAAGCACACTCAAATCTGGTGTAATATAAAACCAATCTGGTGTGCATCCAATTAAATCTACAATATCATAAACATCTATATTCTTTGCCTTAACAAGTCTCTCTTTATCATGCCTTTCTATAAGCTCATTTGCTTTATGTTCAAGCTGGGATTGTGAATATTCAAAATACTTCACTTCTTTGCTTCTTTCTCCTTCTCTTCAAGCATTTTTATGACATCCATCCAGTCTTTATCTCCCATTCCCAAATCTCTGGCTTTTCTAAGCGCAACACGGACATTATCGGTCTCCATAATATACTCCGGCAAATCAGGTGATACAGAATTATCCTTCGCCAATGCTGCATAATCGTACATTGTATTAGCTTCATCTTCTGTGAGTTCCAGAGCCTCTGCTATCTTAGCCAATTTTTCCTTATCTGGCGGATATCTTCTTGCTTTTTCCATATCACTCATATATGCTGGTGCTATCTCTAGAATTTCAGCCAATTTTCTCAGATTTATCTTTTTCTCTTCACGCTTTTTACGCACAAACTTACCAAATTTTTCATCCATATGATTACCTCATTCTTTGTTTTATGCTTGTTTGCTAAAACCTAACATTATTTTATCATCCTAATACAAAAATTTCAATCTATTCCAGATTGTTCAGCAAACTATCTTCTAAAACGATAATATACACTACCTTGCTATCTTCTTTCATACACCTCCCACAATCTCTTCTGCTCCGCTCCTATCCTCAATATTTCCTGCAAATCTCTTGCCATCGCCTCAACATTAACGTCCATCTGTTCAACAGTACCAGTACGATTACCTGCTGTAATCTCCCATTGAACACTCTCTTTATAATAATATTCCTTAGTATCCACATTCATATATCCATACAATGAATATGAATAGCCAGCACTTTTCTCTAGAAATACCGGCGCCACTTCCCATTTAGAAGTTTTCCATCTCATCAGCCTTGGAAACCAGCATAGGCCTTCTTTAATCAGTTCCTTAAATGCCTCAAGCAGCTTGCCTAGCTCATTTAATATTCCACGGAATGAATTTCCTGCCTCTATTGTCCTATCTGACTCAACCTGATTAGCATATTCTTCTATCGTAGGTGCAAATAATCTGAATGACGATACAAAATTCTTGATTCTACCAAGCAATTTCGCAGCATCTTCTGCTTTTTCAATAGCACTTGCCAGCTCTTCATTTACCGATTGAAGTTCTGATTTCTTTTCATCAAGTTCCTTCGATATATGTTTCGATTCTCTACCATACATTTCTGATAGTGACTTAGTAATCCGTCGCATACTTTCCAGACATGAAATATCAGACTCCAGTTTTTCTTTTTTATCCGTATATTCTTTTTCAATGGCTTTGTTTGCCTTAACTGCCCTATCCGATTCTTCCACCTGCTTTTGTAATTGTGTCAAATGCTTTGTCTCCTGAGCCACCTTATACTCTGCAACGGATAAATCATGATTCCTACCTTTCGACTTTTCTTTTATCTGCTCTCCGAACCAATCATTAACCTCTTTATTTGCGACCTCCCTTAACTCATCCTGCAGCACTCGTGACAAAACTTCTTTAGTAAATACTTTTCGTTTTGACACCTGCTTACTAAGTCCCTTTTTATAACCATCTGCCACAGGTACTCCCACTATATGCATATGAGGACTGTCCTCATCAAGATGAACCACTGCATTTGCCACCACAAACCCTGGCAGTCTTTTTATAAACTCGCACAAAATTATCTCATACGATAGCTTTATATACGACTTCATATCATCATACTGTTTCCAGAACTCCCTATCGCCTATCTGAATGATTATCTCTACTGCCATATCCTGCTCCTTGCCAGCGACATGTTCAAAATAATCTTCTATCCTGCGGTCTGGTCGTGTCTGTTTTTTATTATATTCTTCTAATGCCTCATCGAATTCTTTGTGGTATACTGTCTTTACATCGTCAATCAGATTTGATGTTCCGTAGACAATAAAAATATTGTCTTTGCTGTAATCTGATGATTTATATTTCCGCAGATTATGCTTTGCAACACCTGCCAGCTTGGATTTCGATGTAATGGCACTTTTCTTATTGCTAACATGAGCTGTATATGAAATATTTCCCATTCGCATCTCCTTATCTGTAATATATTCTTATTCGTAATTTCTGTCGGAGCAGTGCGGTTATCATCTTGGCTCTGCCATAGATGATAACCCCCTAGCAGTTTCGTCATACTGACAAAACTGCGGTGGCTCTCCGAGGGTTTTGGCATCAGCCTTTTATACCTCATCTGCACTTAAACACAATCTCATTTATCACGATTTCCTCTGCCATCGCTCTCGCCTGATTCCGCAAATACAGCTGCTCCATAAATGTTTTCTTTTTACACGTCATATGCTTTTTCAACCAAGTCTCTTCAATATTGTCCAATCGTTCATAAGCTTCTTCATTTATTGCTTCTGCCTGCTTTCTGAGCTGTCCCATTCTTGCCATATGACGATACTCAGAAGGTTCATTTTCTTCCATATACCTAAGCCACAGCCGACCATATTTTCCAATATCCGTAAGATTGTATTCCGCTTCATCAACAGATAAAAGAGGATATAAAATTCCATCCACTTCTTTATATTCAACACCTAATTCTTCAAATAATGTCATAGTCATTGTCCTTTCTTTTCAAGACCGCAACATCGCAAGGTCTATATATTTTGCAACCTTGCAAGCTTCAAGATTGCAAAACCTGACACTTTGCAATGTTGCGATGTTAGATTTTTATGCCCGCAAATTCCAGTACCAGTTATTATTGCAACGCTCAGCCTTTATCTTAAGTTCCTTCTTTGCTGTCTCAAGTGTTCTTTTCGATATTCCTTCCTGTGCTGCTAGTTCTATAATCTCTGTACTTAAAATTTTCTGTGTTCTTTCTGCCTGTTCTCTTAAAAATTGCTTTGCCATCTCAAGTTTACTTGCCTTTGGCACCATACCGCCCAGTACTTCATCAGCAGTAATTTCATAATCACCTAACCAATGAAATCCGTCCTCTGCCAATTCAAATGCTTTTGGATGACCAAATGCTGCAAGATTATTCTTTATCTGTATCATCGCCCTAAGGTTGCTCTGTCCTTCAATTCTGCCGACAAGCATTACACTCCTTGCCACAGCAAAGAAATCAATGGAACCCATTCCCCGGTAAGCAGCCTTTGCTCCTGAGCCTTTATTCATATGACCGATAAGAACAATGGCACAGCCTGTTCTTTCAGCTATACTTCCAAGCTTCTTCGTCATTTCTCTAGCTTCATTTGCCCGGTTCATATCAGTATCACCGCCAAGATAAGCCTGTATCGGATCAAAAATGCATAGCTTAGCATTTTCTCTTTTTATAGCTTCCTCTATCCTGTCATCCGTCATACTGACACTCTTATCAGACTCATCTATGATTGATATTCTGCTACAATCTGCATTTGCAGCTTCAAGCCTCGGCTTGACTGTATCCGCAAGTCCGTCTTCTGCCGTCTGATATATTACATTTACAGGCTCAGTAATATTCATATTTTCATCTATACATTCTCCCCTTGACAGCTTTGCTGCAATATTAAGTATCAGCGTAGATTTCCCATCACCGGGGTCTCCCTGCACTATTGACAGCTTTCCATAAGGGATAAATGGATACCACAGCCATTTAATCTGCTGTGATTCAACCTCAGAGAGGTGTATCATTTTTAATTCTGTATTTGTTTCCACTGTCTGCCTCACTTTCGTAAATAATCATTGTCTCAAAAGTGAGCTGCTGTTATACTTTAATTGGTGTTTTGGTAACAGAAGCCCGCTTTTGTTATCTGCCGTGGCTTTCCCGATTGCCGTCAGGAAAGCCACTATTTCTGCCAGAGATACTTTGCACCATCCAGCATATCTACAACCGCTTTTATCATAGCAAGATAGTCATGCTGCAGTTCTTCAATATCTGTATAAGCTTCACCATCAACCGGTGATTCTTTTTCTTTTATCTGTCCTGTTTCTATGATTTCATCATACATTTTGTGAATATCTGCCTGCATCTTCTCAAGCGTCTGCACCAGCATATATACTGTTTCTTTCTTACCTACAACACAGATTCGACCATAGATACAGCTTCTTGTAAAAAATGTTTTCTTCATCATTCCACTTGCCTTGATTCTTGCTTCAATTTCACGCCTTTCATAGTCTGATATGCGAAAACTGATTGTCGGATTCTTATGAACTCCACTCACTGAACATCACCTCCATCCCCTGTACCCGGCACAAATTCTTCATTAAGCTTATCAGCCATCTCAATCTGCTCTGTCGGAAACATATGTGCATAATGAAATGTTATTGTCTGGCTCTCATGTCCAACCCTGTTTCCAATGGCTACCGCTGAAAAACCCAGGCGAATAAGTAAAGAAATGTGCGAATGCCTGAGATCATGAATTCTTATTCTCTTTACTCCAGCCGCTTTAGCTCCTCTGCTCATCTCGTGATGCAAATAAGATTTTGTAATCTGAAATATTCTGTCATCTCTGCCATATCCATACAACATTTCGATAAACTGTCTTAACTCTTCTACCAGAAAATCAGGTATTACAACATCCCTTCTGCTCTTTTCCGTCTTAGGATCTGTGATGATATCTTCACCATTGATATACTGATAAGACTTTGTGATATGAAGTTTCTTATTCTCAAAATCAATATCTGCTGGTGTCAGGGCAAGCAGTTCACCTTCCCTTATTCCGCACCAGTAAAGAATCTGGAATGCATAATAAGATATTGGCTTGTCTTTTACACATTCTATGAACTTGAGATATTCTTCTTTTGTCCAGAAATCCATCTCATCAGCTTTGCCTTTACCTATTGTCCCAGCCTTCTTTACAGGATTTTCTCTTAGATTGTAAAAGCGTACCGCATGATTAAATATGGCTGACAGCTCTGACTGCATTGTTTTCAGATAAGTCGGCTTATAGGGCTTACCGTCTGCCTGTCTCTTCTTGATCATCTCATTCTGCCATTTGATAATATCCGCAGGACTGATTTCATTCATCTTCTTGTCCTTGAAATATGGAATCAGCTTCTTCTGAAAAATGACATCCTTTGTACGCCACGTGTTAAGCTTCAGCTTAGGCTTTAAATCTTCCTCATACAGCTTGTAGAAATCTTCAAACCTCATATCCAGATTTGTTGCCTGCTGCAGCAGAAACTTCTGCTCGTATTCCAATGCCTCCTTTCTCGTCCGAAAGCCACGCTTTAGCTTTCTTTTGTTTTTACCTGTCCAATCGTTGTAGTGGAAGGAGACATACCATGTCCCCCTCGCCTCATCTTTGTATGCTGCCATACAACTGCTCCTTTCCCCTATGCTGTCTTATCACATAAGTCATATACTTTACTGTCAAGATACTTACGGCTGACTCTGCCGGCTCTGACATAGAAGCCTTTAGAAGATAATTCCCTGTTAGCTTCTCTTATTACTTTGTATGCATGAGATACCGATACATCAAGCATCTCAGCAACCTCTTTTGCTGTATAATATAACTTTTCCATGGTGCATTCACCTCCTCTCCCCGGCAATTACCGGTATGTATCAAACACTTATATTGGCAGCTACAACTTCTATATAACTCGTTGCAACTATTGTATTTTCTTGTCTTAAATTTTAAAAGGGACAAACCCGACCCTTTTTCTCAGATAAGGGTACAATAGCGGTTTTTTTACAAATATAGCAGCATCTCTGTCTCTTGATTACATCACTCATTCTAATTCAAAACATGAATTTGCTAAATATTCTCTCATGGACTTTTTTCGTCAAAACATATTCTCTGGCGGACTTTTTTATCTTTAAGTACAATTAATCCATACTTAAACCAATAAATATGTCTCTACAAACACTGTCGGCATCATCAGGTAACATTGTGGCAATACTGGCACATTGTGTGTTAAAAACTTTCTGTGCGATTAATTCTATAACCAACCCACAAATTACGGAAGTGACACCACTGGTGTATTTTCACTAATTTGCACCAGTTTTTGGTGCTTCATATAATTGGGATAATTTTTGAAAAAAAAGAAATGTGATAATAGATAATACCTATGACACTTCTGTTTAGTACTCATTAATATCTGTGGTACTATCAAAACAGGTATCATATAGGTATCACGATAAAAGAAAAAGCCCCATAAATGGCTTGTTTTCGCCATTTATGAAGCTCTGTTTACTACTCAAACTCGATTTCGTAACAGCATTTCTGTGTACGTTCATCGTTGATTTTTCCACTAATTTTATGAATTTTATTTGTGATTACTTTCATTACTTTTATTTGTGTTCTCTAATAACATCATAATAACATCATTTATGTTTTTGTCAATACCAGTATATGTATCAAATATAGGCTGATGTTCTAATCTATAAGATTCATCTGCCTGTGCATTTTTTCCATTATCACAATTTTCTGCAATAATTTGAACCTCTGGATTCGTCATTATGATAGATGGTTTTTCCCAAAACGGAGAAGGAATAACCGGATCAATTAAATCAGATTTGTCAAAATGCACTTTATTATCCTGTTCAACGTACATAATACCACCTTAAATTTAATGTTTTATCTCCAAAACATCTTCAATATCACAATCAAGTTCCTGACATATAGCATCTATAACTTTAAGATTGACAGGTTCGTTTTTACCAAGCTTCGCTAATGTAGCATTACTGATTCCTATTTTATCCCGAAGCTCCGTCTTTTTCAAGTGCTTATCAATTAGTGTTTTCCATAGTCTATCGTATGATATCATCGTGCAACTCCTTCCTTATGAGGATTAAGCGGACAATCCGCACAATTTTCTGTATCGCTGCTGCATCTTCCTACATTCAAATAATTAATTCCTACTTCATAAGGGCTATACCCAAAGCTGTTTCTCGCAAGACCGCATGGACCACAATTAAGATTATGACGTGGACTGCAGTCCCAGAAATAATCAGAGATATTTCGTGTATTTTTGATTATCTTCTTTCTCCTCCTATCTTTCGCAAAATTTTCTCTAATTTATCCATTATCACAATCATATTTCGGTAAATCCTGCCAAAAATACGATCTCTTTTAAGAGCTTCCTTTAGCTCGACAACCGATTGATTGTATTGCTCTTTCAATCTTTCATCAACCATATAATCACCTCTGTTTTATTATAAATTCATTTTTCTGTTTTGTCAACTTTTTATTCTGCTTTCTCAGAAAAAATATTCAGAATATTAAAAAAAAGCATTGACACTGGGTGTACATATGGTAATATATTCATAGAAACAGAATAAAAGTTCAATAAAACAGAAATATGATTTAGGAGGATAAATATATGATAAAAAATCAATTATTCGGAGTTGAAGTAGAAATGACAGGTATTACAAGAGAAAAAGCAGCTCGTCTCGTTGCCGAAGTTCTTGGAACAGTGCCTTCTCATCCAGAATCAAATTGCTACCACACACGCACGATTGCCGATCAGGCAGCTCGTAAATGGAAAATTATGAGAGATTCATCTATTACACCAATAAGAAACGATGATACAATCGAGCCTCTTGACGAATACAGAGTCGAATTTGTAACACCGCCGCTCAATTATTCCGACATTGAACTTCTCCAAAACATCATACGAAAACTCCGAGAGAACGGAGCAAAGGCTCATAGCAGTTGCGGCATTCATATCCATGTCGATGGTGCAAACCATACAGCAGCATCTCTTAGAAGATTAGTTAACTTTATGACAGCCAGACAGGATCTGATTTACGAAGCTCTCCAAATCGGAGACCGCGAGAGTAACTGGTGCCACAAACTTAACAAAACGCTCCTTGATGCTATGAAAAAGGATAAGAATCTTACAAAAGAAAAAGCCGAAGAAATCTGGTATAGCAGAGCAAATGATGGTTATTGCGGTGGAATCGATCATCAGCACTACAATGCTACAAGATATCATGGAGTAAATCTCCATTCTTTCTTCACCAAGGGTACAGTGGAATTCAGACTTTTCAACAGCACGCTTCACGCAGGAAAAATCAAGGCCTACATACAGTTTTGTTTGGCGGTATCTGCATGGGCTATCACTTCACAAGAAAAAATCGTATTCCGTTCAATGGATGGATACACACCAGAGCAGAAAGTTACAATTATGAGAAACATTCTAACTCACCGCCTCGGACTTTATGGAGACGAATTTAAAACATGCAGGCTTCATCTTATGACACCACTTAAAAAAGCTGCCGGAATGACTTGTCGAGCAGCTTAGTAAAAAGTGCTGACCTACCGGCACAACGGGGAGATTGGAGAATAATATGGGAAAATTGTATGTAGCATACGGAAGCAATCTCAACTTAAAGCAGATGGCTTATAGATGCCCCTCTGCGAGTATTTATGGCACTGGACAATTAACTAACTGGGAACTTTTATATAGAGGCAGTGTAACCAATTCGCACGCAACAATAGCCAAAAAGCATGGTTCATATGTTCCTGTTCTACTATGGAATATTGAACCAGAAGACGAGAAAAGATTAGATATATATGAAGGATATCCCCGATATTATTATAAGCAGAATGTAATGGTTGATATTGGTGGGAAAAAGAAAAGAGCTATGGTCTATATTATGAACCAACAGCGTACACCCGGAAGACCATCTTTGACCTACATAGAAACCATCCGGCAGGGATACATTGATAACAATTTTGATTTAACACTATTTGAGAATTCATTGGATAGAAATACCATTGAATGCAGATAAATATTGTGGTATAAAAAAAGACGTTCGGTCCTTGAACGTCTTTCTCTATGACAGCAGTGTTGCAGCACTACTTGTCTGACGAAATCAAGGAGCCGGATCTGGTGTGGGTAATCTTCGCATAATCATTTGGCACCCTAACAATCAGTTCATCGAGTTCGCAATGTAGAGCCTCGCATATTAGGTCGAGGTGTTCCAAATTCACTCTATCTGTGTACTCATGGTACAATTCGCTGATGGTGTTGGGTCTGATTCCGGTTGCCCTGGCCAGATCCGCCTGACTCCATTTCATTTCGCCGAGCTTTGTAGATAGTAAAATTCTTATCATACGTCGTTGCTCCTTCCGTTATAAAATAGCATTTTCTGACATCTTTTTGTGTCGTTTGTTATTTTATAGCGGATTGTGTTATATCTTATCGGTATAGGTTATGGAGCAACTGACCGTCTTGACTATTACAGTCTGTTTCCATAATCTTCATCAAGAGAAATCCATCTGTCTCTGTCTTTTTCTCCCGATTTTAATAATCCCCAGACTTTAGCTCCCGGACCTTCAGCTGTATCAATGATTGTAAATACATTTTTACCAGTATATTCCGGACTTCCATTTTTCTTCCAGTAATCATAAGTAGTTCCTGGTCCTTTTCTGATTCTGAGATCAGGAATTGTCACCCGGAACTTAAAAGGAGTACCATCATCTTTGATGCAAGGATAGATCTCATTGCCATCATTATCAAATACCTTGTATCCGCTGTTCTGCTTACATAATTCAATGGCATTGTTCTGATTCTTGAATGCTCCAATCTGTGAGTCCGCATCATCCCAGTTCTTTCTTACTCTGTAATATCCTGTGCCTGCTGTCTGCTGCTTCTGCTCCGGTGTTGCTTTGAATGATACATATTCAGGTATGGTTGTGATAAAAAGCCCGCTCTTTAACTTGTACCACTTTTCATCTGCTGATATACCAACCACAGTGAATGTGCCTGCATGTTCAACATGATCAACATACTTGTCTAATATACAAGGTGCTTTTCTTACATTAAGTCCATCATCACCTGTGTAAATAATCTTCACAGAACCACTCAAAGGATTGACAGCCTGTGAACTTGTATCATCGCTGCTGTTATCTACTGGTGCATCTGGCACTGTGTCAATCGTCTGTCCTCCCATGGCTTTCTTAACATCTTCTCTAAACTGATCCATAGTAAGTCCGAACTTGTTCCAAATGTGCTCAACGTCCCCATGATTGCTTGCGATACCTCTCTGATTTCCCTCATGATGTGAGATAATTACACCATCCTCCAATGGATTTAGCCTAAATTCCTTGCACCATTTAGCAAATACCTGTACTGCATTCGCATATGTTGCAAGGACATGTCTCTTGGTATTGCTTCCGTCTCCTGTCTCAATCCATGTAGCCCCTCCCACATACTTAATTGTAGCCGGCTCTGTCATTTCAAGAGATAAATGTGTGTTGTTGACACTGCCATTCTTTCCACTTGCTCCATGCCATCCTCTTCTAGCCTTTTTCCGCTCCGGGAAAAGAGGTAAACACTGAATTGCATAAGCGTCAGCGCCTGTAACTGCATGAACACAGGCTCCTGTAGAAGTCTCCCAAATCTTTGCAAATACTTCCGGCTTAGGCTGCGGACACCCTACACTATGTAACATAGAGCCCTTTACAGTAATTTCATCTCCCGTTTTATTGCAGGGACTATTCGTTGCAATCTGCTTTCTGATTTCAATTCCCATATTCAATTCCTCCATTTCGTCATACTGTGTTAATTCATATTTCTTTATGATTGAGCAAATCTTAGACACATAATTTATATCTGTGGCATATCCTCCAGCTTTAATGATTTCAACCGCTTTTCTGTAGTCTTTTTCGTTTGCGATACCACAATATCTATGTTCCGTTCCATTCATAGCACCAACAAGATACATTGAATGGTCCTTTATGCTCATTTCTATATCTGGATATGCCCTAAAATCCGCTTTGATAGTATAAATTTTTCCGGCTTCATCCTGCTCGTTTGTGACTTTCGTGTATTTTGATACTCTATCCCATACACTCCCCCACGAGTTGCTGCTCAAAGAGCATTTCATGCCGAAGTAATTATTAGCTTTCTTCGCCAATTCAGATGTCCCCCAGGAACTTTCAAGAATCGCCTGAGCAATCGTGACAGAGGCAAGAATTCCGTTCTCTTTCATATCACTTATCGCATATCCACATATTTTCTGAATAAAATCCTGTTCTTTCATGTGTTCCTCCTACAAATCTCTTTGATCATAGTTATTTTGTTCATTATCCAATTCTTTTATGGTCAGTACACAAAGTGCAATTAGGCACAGCGGCCATGCTATTGATGCTAACACAAGAAATACCGGGAATATTACTATCCCCGGTGTATTCTCTGTGTGTCTTTTGGATATAGATTTATACATTGTCCTGTAAAGCAAAATCACTCCTGCTACGAATCCTAAAATTGCAATGATTATGTAGACCATAATCACCGTTCTCATTTATCCTCCGGCTTATAGAACCTTTTCCAAATAGTAATCAGATATTCCCAACCTTTGCAGCAAACAATAGCAACAATAAATGAAGCAAAAATTACAGCCACAAGGTAATACCACACGAAGGTGATTTTCGCATATGAAATATATGCAAAAAAGGCTGTGACGCAAATTATAATTGACAGGATTAAGACCTGCAAAGATGTAGGAATTCTGTTAAGAATACCAATCTCCTTTGTGAACTCTGTAATTACAGAAATCAGTGTACAGATAACCGCAACTACAACAAGTAACTGTGACGCATTAGCAATAATAAATTCCATGTTCATGATGATTCCTCCTATAAATAATCTCAACTAAAGTTACATTCCAATTTGCGTAAATGCAAATCCTAGGACAATTCCTATTACCGCAGTTATTACATAACCAACGACTTTTCTCCACATTTCTCCGTCTTTGCTTTCCAAAGACACGAGACGTTTCCCCTGTGCCTCCTGCTCCCTAACCATGCTTTCAACACTCTGTGCCAGTTTTTCTATTGATACCGTAAGAGCGTTGATCTGCTTGGTATTTTCCTCCAACTGTTCAATCCGTCGGTTCTGCCTGTGGTCTTCCTGCTCCATTCGCTTTTGGTATTCTTCATACTCAGCTCTTGTAATTGGATCCTCCATTGTTCTCTCACCTCCTTCCAAAGGGCATAAAAAAAGAGCCTTACGGCTCTAATTCGCTTTTCATATCGTTATACTGCCCGATAACTTCATCTACAATTGCTGTATCCTCCGTTAGTTTATCGTCCGAAAATTCCCTGTCATTTTTCAACAGTTGAATATCCGTTGCCTGTCTGGCTACGATTTTTCCAAGGCGGTATATGATTTCATCCTGTTTTTCAACCATATCCATATAAAGTTCGAGCAGTTCTAACATATTGTCTTCATCCATTTTCTGTATCAGCCTCCTTCGGATTGTGCGTAAGAACAAAATCCTCAAATATTTTCTTTTCCAAAGCCCTGCAGTCGCAATGATCCATCAAGGCCTTATAACTCATAAGAGTGGAGCGGGCTCTATCAAGGTCTATCTCATAATCACGATAAAGCTCCTGTATTGTTTTCAAATGCCTTTTCATTCTAAGGCTTGTACTTTTTCTCAATCGAACATCAAAAGGGCGAATAGTATAACCAACAAATTCCATGCCATGTGAGACAGGTCTAATTGCTGTTTTATTATTTAATCGAAGTTTCAGAACATCGCCTAAAAAATCAGAAAACATATTCTTGTACCTGTGTAGCAACTCCTTGTCCGTCGATAAAATAATCACATCATCCATATAACGAATATAATACTGTATGCCCTCTTTTCTCTTTGCCATTTGGTCCATAGGGTTTAAATACATATTGCCATACATATGCGACAATCCGCCACCTATGGCAATCCCTACATCCCACAGCATTTCTTTATCCGATATTTCCAGTGGTGACTTTACTCCAAGCGGAAGTCCAAATGCTCTGGAAGCATGGCACACATAATGTTCAAGGAATCTAACCGCTTCCTTGTCCCCTATCTTTTTCCGGATTATGCTCATAAGCACCTCATGATCCATTCGATAGAAGAATTTCTCCACATCCATTTTCAGATAGTACCAACGTTCACCGCTTTTCTCTACAAAATCAACCCACCCTGCTAATCTCTGCATAGATTTAAGTTGTCCTCTATCTTCTATGCAGGAATAGGTATCACTAATCATCCCTTTACAAACTATAGGATTGAGTACATTGTATGCTGCCCTTTGAATTACTTTTGTTGTGTAATCAGAAAATATTACTTTTCGCAATTTTGGCTCATACACATAAAAATGATGGTATATGTCTGGCGGATAATTATGGCATTTAAGTTTTTCGGATATCGAATGTATATTATCTTCCAGGTTACCCCAGAATGCTAGCTGCTCATTTTCATATCTTTTTCCTGCTCGGGCATCTTTCTCAGCCTGTAGCAAATTATCAAAAGATACAATTTGAGCATACACATTTTTAATGGACATATTATCTCCTTTCAGAGCATTGCGGGATTCGCTTATACTACTACCGGCATTCATGCCCATTACATTTTTTTGCGAGAGCAAAGGAGACGGAATCCTTTACACCTCTGTACTGACTGCACACCCATTAGGTCTGCAGCATCTGACTTGAAGGCAGAGCGGAGCGGAAACCGATGTTCCAGTTCGCATTGGAGCGGGGATTGTTGAGGTTCAAGTTGAAGACACCAGCGTTGGCACCATTGTTCCAGTTGCCCCCGCAAATCGGCAAACGCAGTATTCCGTACCCTACTTGCTTACACTCTTTATCCAGCCTCCTACCATTCTGCCAATTTCAACTACCAGACCGGACCATTGTTCATATTTTTTCGGAGGTAAAAAACCTAAGTTATATGACAATCGGACATATGCCTTTAACTTTTCCACTTCTACATCTAATTCCTGTAGTGTAGTTTTCTTATAATACTTTTTGTTGGCCTCGATAATCCTCTCCAACATAACATCCATGCACCTCTTTATATCCACAACAAGGGCGAATTTCTCGCCCTTTGGATATTGTGCCAATGCAGGATAAGCATAGTTCATCATATCGAAGGTCTTTTGTAATATCTTTAATTCCTCCATAAAGTCCCTCTATACCATATTTTTTTCCATTCTACCACACATAGTTCTGCTTCGGATTTATTTGTTATTTTATATCGTATTTCGTTATTGCAAGGTAAAAAATAAAATAAGAGGCTGCTATCGCAGCCTCAGTCAGATTACAGTGCAACAGATTACAGATCAACAAAAGCGGAGCGGAAACCGAGGCCCCAGCCCGCATAGGAGCGGGGATAGCTGAGGCCCAAGCCGAAGACACCAGCGTAGGCACCAGCGAGCCAGCGGCCCCCGCAAACCGGCAAACGCTCGCCAACAGGGTTGAACCAATGATAATCACCTGCGTAATCTCCGTTTGGTTCGTCTGGGTAGAGCAATAACATCTTTGCAATTTCTGGAGCAGTAAGCCCGCTTGCAAGTGTCATATCTTTATACTGTCCACCGACACCGCTATCAGTCTTATATGTAATCGCACCAGAAGTAAGCTGAATTTTACCAGATACCCAATCCCACTTTAATGTTCCGGCTGTTCCAGGTTCTACAAGCGAGCCATCCGCCTTAATTGCTTTCCAGAGAGTAGAGGATGCCGACATATCACATTTGCTACCCATCGCTGCATTATTGTATGGAATGATCTGGATTTCTCCATCAACAAGACGCATGCCTGCATTCCACTCCCATACATTTCCGTTTAAGTCACAAATGCCATCTCCGTGATGGTTATGGTTCCATGTTACAGGTCCAGAACCCGTGAAACATCTTCCAGTTTTTCCGCTATCCTTTGAAGATTCCTCGCCGTGTTCATGTGTATAAGCCGAATCTTTTCCGTAATTATTGTTTCCATGCGGCATAGTGCCATTCTTGCGGCACCAGAGAGCAATATAAGCCCACTCTGCCATTGTTGCAAGGTGGAAGCCCGCTCCTTTATTTTCGCAAGCCTTTCTTGCAGCATCCCAATTTATGGAATTTGCAGGATCTCTGTGTCCAAGAGAATATGCCCTTTCATTTACAATAATATTCTGATACTTAGAATAATAAAAAGCGGTCTTCTCGACACTGTCCACATTAAACGCATAATGAACATTATCGCTAAGGCCGCTTACAAGCTCTGAATTTTTTCCTTTTGGAATTCTTACATAAATTGATGGCATTCCGATGTCATCCAGTAATACCACATTTTTTCCACCTGACAGCTCGCTTACCGCAGCTGCCATCTGATCATAATTTCCCATAATAGTCCTCCTTATTCGATTGCATATAATTTGAGCGTAACATTTGCCATATTGAATGGAACAGGGGTTCTTTCCATAATTGTTTCGCTGCTGTTTTCTACCTCAGAATCATAATCTGGATTAGGAACTTCCTTTTCAATATACTGCCTTGCCGGAATCTCAATTTGTGCTGCATACTTTTCACCAAGCTGGCCAGAAGTAATCATCCCATTCTTTGCAATGCAAATGTCAACACATTCATCATTATCTCTCTCCAACTTTTCGCAATTGAGCATCAGCTCATCAGCAAATGTAATCTTATTTTTCGATACACTGTACTCAATTTTCTTTCCAACATTTACCTCTACGACTTTCATCTGTCATACCTCCTTAATTCTCTGCAGGCTTCGCCTGTCTTTTGGGCTACGCAATCCGCCATATCCCTTTGTGCTTTGGTTGCATGTTCCGGATTGATACCATAATCCCGAAGGGTTCTGTTTGTTTCAGCTTTTCTTTCGTCACTATGAATAATGATATTTGCCACTACACCGTACCTCCTCCCTGTACAAAGCAGCGAACAGTCACGCTTTTAGCACTGCCTGTAAAAGCAATCTTAAAGCCATTCACCTGCTTATCATAGACAACCACATCGCCAACATTTACAGGATTGCCTTGTACTTCTGTGATAACCCTGTAATCCAATGTGCTACGCATATTCGCAAGCGCCACAGTCTTAACAGAATTATTAAAATAGAAATCCTTTGTGTTGGTCAATGTAACTTCAAGTTCCTCACCATCAACAGACTCTACGCTTTGCTGAGTATGCTTTACATTCTCTAACAAAAGAGCCAACATAAGTGAGTTGTTATGAATGCCCTGCTCCATGTGATTGAAGTGTTCGGCATCCATTGGAGTTCCCTCCTGGATAATCTCGTCCGAATTTTTGTCCTTTACTTCGTCAAGCCACTGTTCTGGTGTGTATGAGCCAGTTCTGTTGCCTTCCAAATATTCTGGTAATACATTCATCCCTATTCATCTCCTTTCTCGTAAATTGGAAATTCAAATTTAGCTAACACACCCTGATTTGCCGTCCTTTTAACGGCAACTTCCAGTCCTCCACAAATGCGACCGGTAATGTCCCAAAGGCGAATTCCGGTAATTGTGTGGGCTGTCTTGGGAGTGGTGAGCAAACTTACAATAAAAACAATCTTGTTGCCTGTGATTTTCTTACTATTGATTTTGGCATCATACCAATTTCCATTTACTTGGTACTGGAATTTATGAATAGAGCTCATCCATTCCTGCCGTCTTCTGTCGAGAAAATCTTTTTCCCAGAATCCCATCTTGCTACCTCCTATTCTTTATTTCCACAGCTTCTGGTTCCACATCGTCTGATGGTAGCCGAAGCAATGAATACATTTACATCTGCCTCTGTTTCTGATGATGAAACAGCAAGCGTTTTATATGCTTTACCAGCTTTGTGCTCTGGCGAGGCATATATCTCGGTTGATGTTCCAAGCATTATATTTTCCTCAGCTTGTATGCCGCTCTGAACATCCACGGATAAAGAATCAGCCAGCACTCCACCGCCAGATGTTTGACGGCCAGAAGCTGGCATGTTGTATTTCTGTAAATATGTGCTTCCATCGATAAGAATATCTTTCGGAATTATCATTCCCTTCTTTGCCTTATTTGGCTTCAATCCTGCCACACTTTGTCCAGACTGCAGAAAGTCTACGATTTGTAGGTTGCTGTCAATCTCAATTTCTATATCCTTTTTAAGCAATTGTCCAAGTGTCGCATTATATGCAGTTCCGCCTATCCGAATTGTACCTGTTTTGCTTGATTCAAAAGCTGCTATCAAAGCATTCACATCCTGTTCACAGCGAACTTCAATAATAGTTCCAAGTGTTGCTCTCTTTGGGTGTGTGCCGCAAACAATAGTGTTGCATCTCGGTACGTCATAGGATGATATCCAAAAATTAAAGGCTACCTCAACGATAGCCTTGATATAATACTCAAATTCAATTCTGACACCTGCCGGCTTTACCATCGGAACTTCACCCAATGTTACAACTTTTCCGCCTGGTGTAAGAAATGGCATTGTGAGGATAATCACAGCAGGAAGTGCTGGATCTTCTCTGTAATAAATCGGAGATACATCCCATAATAATGCCAATCCATCCATAAGGTCATGGTAGGTACATTCATTTGTATTAACCAGCATCTGATACTTTAAGAACTGGCGGTACCTCTCATCGCTAATAACAGGATCCTCAACATCAATACCTGCAAGAACACCAGCTTCTTTTCGTGTAAGTGTCACAATATCTCCGACCATATCCAAATTCATACCAACAGCACTATCTAAATCTGTCTCTGTATCAAGCTGTTCGAATACCTTATATAAGTCCTCTAATTGCTTTGCGAACACCGAAATAAGGGCTTCTATGTATTTCTTTCCTTGAAACTGTTGCGGTAAATCATCCAACCATTTATCAAGAATGTCCACTATACACCACCTCAATTCTCGTATCTGCAACCACAATCTTCTGTCTGCTTTCAACATTTATATTTACCTTTGTGTATTCATCGCTGGTCGGAATACGCTCTTTGTCTTTTGTGGCAGCACATTTAATATCTACATAAGTTACACCGCCCACTGCCGAATAAATCCCATCATTGAATGTCTGTGACAACATATTGTCACCTGCCTGTAATTTGGAAGCATCTTTGACAATTGAATTTATCGCCAAGTTTGCATAATTTGTAGGAAGATATGCTTTGTCTGCATCTAATGTAACTTTCATCCAGACATAAATGTATTCCGGTCTATTGAAACTTACAGGAATGGAGTCTCCATACTCTGTTGCAACATTAACAGTAATAGAGCCAAACGTCTGAATACCAGCAGCTTTTTTATCCAGAATAATACTTGCGATGCTTGTTTCATCTCCGCCATCTACTATTATTTCAACGCTATGCGGAGGTCTTCCTTCCTCGTCTGTATCATCCGTATTGTTCTCATATCCTGTTGCACTTTCTACATTCGGAACATTATTTATTAACTGAGAACAAATACTGTCTATCATCCTTGTAGAGCGAATAGCCGATTTTGCCAAATATGAATGTCGAAGTTCTACATCCGTTTCCTGTAACCTTCCGTATGTAGGTGCAATCAAATTCTCAACAGCATTGAACCCGCTAATATTTGTAATCATGATTGTTATCGTTCCGTTAGGAAATATAAGTTTTCCATAATCTATAGTTGCAAAATCAGCAAGTGTTGTAACGCTTGCTGTTGTTAAATTGTCAGAAAGCACAAGTATTCCACTCCTTGATGCCGATTCACTGATCACATCCAATGTAATATTGCTTTCATTCACAGATACCTTATATCCATCTGGATTTACAGCTTTACTCAGGCCTTCAATGATTGATAATTCATCATCGGACACACTTGTAAAACTGTACTGAACACCGTTTATTGATACAGAATATATAGCCCCTGTAATAGGAGCTGATACCCTTATTGATACCTTGTTGAAAGATTCCCTCGTTATAACAAATTCTGAAACAGCCGCCAGTTTAGCTTGTGGTGCTGTATTTGTCGCAACTGTAGCTCCCTGTCTTACAATCGTTCCATCATCGCCTGTACAATGCAATGTGTAATAACTGTATTTATTAGGGCTTCGTCGAATGCCACCGTACTGCACAGCATTATCAAGGCTTACTCCTTCAGCTGTAGACGGATATTTTGCATAATAACTGGCCTGTGCCACTTCCCAAAGCTCGGAAATTTGTCCGCCGTATGTTGTTATTAGTACATTCAGAAATGATTGAGGATCCAATCTGGTGTTAAATCCAAATTTTCCAGAAAGTTCTGAATGAAGTTCCTCCAATATTTCATCCAATCTTTTAATCTCAAATCCTTTATCTGTAATTCCATATTCAGCCACCAATCTTCACCTCTTCCTTATATGTTTTTTCATCTGTAACAGCTTCGTATCGGATTACTGCCGACCTTTTTAAGCTATCAATTTCTATAGATACGTCATTAACTTCCGTAATTTCGTCTACATTGAAAATTTGTTCTTCTACCAATTCTTTAATCTGATCTATATCTGGATTTTTCACAAAAAGATATTCAAAATACGGAACACCAGCTTCATCATCCCATCTCCATTCTTGAAAAAACCACTTTAGCCGAATTTTTATCTTTTGGCGAACAGAATTGGCAAGGACAATGTCTGTTCCCTTGAATGCCAAGTCACCATTACTGTCAAGCAATATATCCACTTCCTCGCCTCCTTCTTTATTTTGCCTTTGATGTGTCTCCGTGCACACCTGCATGTGTATGATTTTTCAGAGATATATTTCCAGCTTTTACATCGCCACTCACAATTAAATTTCCTGTGATTTCCACATTGTCTTTATTCACCGACACCTTTGTCGAACCATTCTGCAATATCAAACTCTTTTTACGGCAAGCCTCCCTCAAAGCAGCGTTGCCCTTATTGGACAATCCGGGGATTGCTATGGCACTTGTCAAGTCAAACCGAATATCGTTTTCTGATTCGCCGCCACCTATCCATGCATCCAATTCCTGTTCTGAAATGATTAGCAAGCAATCCATACCAACTGTTATTGGAAAGGCAATATAAATGTCATTCACCTGACTTTGAGGAATAATGACCGGTACTTCCGTTACTGTTGGGTATGCCATTTTTCTTCCAGAATCAGTAGTGTATGTTCCATAAGGTTTTACAGTTGCAAATCCTGTTCCTGCATTAAATGCCGTTATTTTTCCAGGAATCGCAGTATGCATTTCTTCCATTACCGACCTTGCAGCCTTTTCGACCTGTTCTACAAATTCTTGTAACATTATTTCACCTCCAAAAGCTGTGCTGTGCATATCCAATCACCTTCCAGATTGTCTCCGTCAATCGTCAGCTTGTAAACTCTAAAATATCCACGCACTTTGTCGCTTTCCAATCTTATATAATCATTCACTCCAATCGCTCCATTCAAAAAATATTTCACTTCATAGCCTATCTGACTATTGCTTTTTCCGTTGCTCGAATCGTCGCTTTCGGAGGATATAGTTATTCGCTTAGGCACCTCTAAAAGTCCCGTATCGGTACTTAAAAGATACGCCCTAGTTGTTATAGCCTCATTTGGTTTCCTTATCTGTAAAACCGAATTCTGAATAGACCATTTAAGACCACATGTCTTACATAGCTTTTTCAAAGCTGTTTTAGCTGCTCCTACATAGCTAAATCCATGCGGTAAGGTTTTGAATTTGCAACCTTTTGAATACACAACCGACACACCCATTTCTCCTGCAATTTGGTCAAATACCTCCTTGCTGTTAACTTTTCCAGAGCGAGAAATGGATATATATGTATCTCTCAAAGCAACCCTTCCGTCGACAACTTCTATTTCCGTCATTCTGTCTGCCCCATCCATTTCAGTTGACGATGTAACTACATTTCCTGCTAGAATCAATGCAATGTGATTGGCATATCCCGCCTGTAATTCAATTGTGCAATCTTTCGTGTCGAGGATGCTGAGATTGGCAGGGGATAAATTCCATATTTGTACCTTGGCTGTATTGGCAGTTTCTGATGTCGATTTTTCAATGCTAAAACTTATATGCAATGCATGCGGATTCTCGGTTGAAGTTTGACCGATTTGAAATCCGTTATGCCCCATTTTTCCAGCCTTCATAAGATATCTTCTGATAAAATTTTCCTGTGCCATTTTAATCCTCCCATTCATCCCAAGGTATAAAAACAAATTCTGCGGTTCCATTATTGAAAGATTCCCTTGTAAGTCTTGTTTCTTCACTAATTGCACCAAATATTCCATCTGGCAATGATGTGAAATTCATAAAATGTGTCAGTGGGAAATTAGGCACAATCTTGGTCGGAGAAATAATAGGATTTTCGTCTGTGTCTGATAATCCAAAGCTCCAAAAATCTCCTGTTCCATTGTATGTAAAGCGGATAAGATACTCTTTTTCTGCAATCGTCACCGACGATACACTATCGTTCATATCCGGAACTGTAATATATAGCATTTACCCACCTCCTACAAAAATCCTGTTTTTTTCCCGATGTTATATAATATAGAGCCCTTCTTTCCACCACTCGACTTGCCAGAGCCTCCGGATTTATTAGAGCCTCCAGATTTGCTTGTCGAAGAACCCGAAGATTTTGAACTACTGGATGACGTTGTCGCTTTTCCTGCACTCTTCTTCGATTCTCCACTCTGCAAAATATATTTAGGTATGTAAACCGTTTTTCTTTTGGTTATATACACTTTCTTTAATGAAAACTGTATCTGTCGTGCGTACCCAATTTCCGAACTATGAGAAATTGACATTGATGTGATTCCCATACTGGTATATATCTTGTCTGTAGTGACAACCTTTACCAATTTTCTCTGAAAATACAATTTCTCAAACTTCTCACATATCTTCTTGGTTCTGCCCGCAGAAGGGCTATGCCCTTTGCGATTTCTCCATGTAGCTGGGCTATCACTTATATATAGAGTGATGCTCAACTGAATAGGTTTTAATATAATTGTGTCTGATACATTGTAACCATTTTCAACAGGATACTCAGGAATGTCAGCAGAATAGCTGATATCCTCGCTGATAAGAGCATCCCCTTCTATTCCGGCAATGCTAACCGGTTTTAGATTTCTTGCCATTCCTTTTCACCTACCTTGCATATGCCAGCCCTTTAGCCATATAGCTTGTGGCATCCTGTGCCGACTGTTTCATGCCCTTCGATACATTCTGTTGTGCCTGTACATCACTGCCAGAGTAAGAATTATTGAAGGTATTGTTCTGTGTCACATTTGTCGTATTACTTGTGTTATTTACTGCACTTCCAGTTGCTGTTGCAGCTGAAGCTGTAGCTCCTTTCATAAGGGTTGATATGCCGCCTGCAAGCCCTTTAACTTTGTCAAGAACAGTGTCCTCGTTTGAACTGATACCTTCGGCTAGTCCACCCATAAAATCAGGCATCCAACTTTCATAATCAGTTAGTGGTCCTTCATCCGGAACTGAGAAATGCAGAAATGATTTGATCTTATCTCCAATACCTTTTACAGCATTTACAATCCCCTGCACACCAGACATAATTCCGTTTTTTAAGCCCCCGATGAAATCAGCGCCCCATTGGACCGCCTTTGACGGAAGGCTTGTTATAAAGCTGATTGCCGCATTGAATCCATCAACAATAGCAGATTTGATATTCCCAACAGCACCTTTAATTCCACTCACTATATTATTAAATGTGGAACTTACGGAATTAGCTATGTTTGAAAAAATACTGCTGAAAAAGTTGTATATGGACTGCAATACTGAAACTATCGTGTTATAAGCAGAATTTATTGCATTTGAAATAGTGCTTGTTATTGTATTCCATATTCCTGTCAAGAAAGAAACTATTCCATTCCATATTCCAGAGAAAAATGCACTTATTGCACCCCAAATTGCGTTCCAAAGTGCCTGCAAAGCACCTAATCCAATAGTCAGAACTGTTGATATTGTGTTCCATGCCTGCTGTAAGAAAGCTACAATCATATCCCATATTCCAGAGAATATCTGTTTGATAGCCTCCCATGCTCCAGACCAGTTTCCTGTGAATACAGAACTTATAAAATTCGCAAGTCCTTTTATTACTTCAAGGAATCCATTTATAAATTGTCCGCAGTTGTCCCACAGTCCTTTAAACCATGCAAGTATTGTAGAACCCCACGCATTCCAAAATGTCTGGATCCATCCAAATACAGTTTCTATTACAGTCGCAATAGCATTGAATACAGCACTTCCGGCTTCATATAAAGCATCCCAAACCGCTGACAAAGCATCGAGAATAGCTTGCCATACTGACAATAGTTTATCCTTTGTGCTTGTTGTAGAACCATCAATACTATCTTCTGTTCCACCAAATATCGTTGCCGCTAACTGTGATATGAATGTCCACACTCCACTCAGAAAAGTTTTTATGATTCCCCAGGCTCTCATAAAGTTCTCTTTTATACTTTCTCCGTGCCTCTCAAAGAATCCTTTAACAGTGTCAACCCACATTCCGGCAGCTTGTTTGAGAAAATCCCATACATTAAGCAGGAACTCTTTCACTTTCTGCCAAGCTTTAAAAATGGCTTCCCGGGCATTATCTGCACCAATGCCTGCCTTATCGAAAATCGTGCCGATAACTGAATCATTCCCCATAAGGAAATTGATGAAATCCTCAACAATCAACGCTAGTAAAACAACCGCTGCCACTATTGCCAAAGTCTTTAGGTTTGCCAAGCTGAATAAGCCTTTCATCTTTGTAAGTAATGTAATAAATGCTTTTGCTCCAGATATGATTTTGCTCCAATTCATTACAATAAAAAAAGCTCCGGCAATAATAGCCAAGAGCTTCAGAGCGTTATCAACTCCACCAAGTTTATCTATAACATTTTTCACCATTCCCATGCCTTTTTTAGCCCCTATCTGCAAGGTCTGCATCATTCGATCAATAGCTGGCTTCAATCTTTTTACTAAAGCATGCATACCATTGAATGCTTTGGTTAGGATTCCTGTCTCTGATGTCAGCTTTTTCATCCCCACAGTTGCCTTTGATACCAGGGAATTTAGCAGTTTTAATACCATTACTGCCGGCTTTAAGAACGCATTTCCAGCCGCCGCTTTCAAATCCTGCACATTCTGTTTCAAATTACCAAGCTGATTGGTCCATGTATCAGATTCTCTGGCCGCCTGTCCTATTGCACCAGAGGCTTTATTCGCATCCTCAACCATCTGCAGTAATGTCAGCTGTTTTTCCGCTTCTGACAAGTCTTTAAACGACTTTCCGTACAACGCATTTGCGGCTGTATTTCTCGTTGTCTCAGTACATGAAAGACCAAGAGCAGCGTCATTTTCAAAATTACCTTTCAAGAAAGACTGGAGGGAATTAGTTACATCTTCTATGCTTCTATCGTAGAATGCGGCAGAATCCGCAACGGCTTTCATGGATCTGTCAGCAATATCTAATGCGTCCGCCTGCTCCATTCCTGTTGTCTTTGCAAATGCGGCTATCTGGGTAAAACTGCCCTTCATTCTATTTACAGTTACTCCAGTATCATCAGCAATCTTATCAAGCTTGTCTGAAGCGTCCTGCTCTAAATCTCCAAACACCTGCGAAAACTGCGATTTTAATGCCTCTGCATCTGCCGCAGCTTCCGCCAAGTTTGCAATACCGGCAATTGAAAAGCCTATTCCAATAGCGCCTAAGAGCTTTGAGGCCATATTTTTTACACCTTTAATGGCATTCTCTGCCGCACTGACACTTTTCTGATCAACTTCAATACCAAATGCAACCGCAATGTCTCTTATCGTCAATGCTATTCCCTCCTTTCTCTCATTTCCTCAGCCTTTCCATTCTGAATATCCATATCCATACGATATAAAGCATATAGCTTCAATGCCTCGTCTAAGGTGTAATATTCCTTCAACTCAAACATTGAAGCTAATTTAGCTTTAATCAGTATGTACATTCTTAACTCCAGCTCGGAAAATTGCGAGGTGTCAAGTTTTCCGTATTTTACAATATCTTCCTCATCTTCTTCGCTATAGACTCGCCTACTTTCCCAGATGGGCCGGCGAGTCTCTTGAAAAAACCATTGAAGTTCAAACGGATAACATAAAAAGCGAGAATGAACATGTCCTGTACATCCCCGCAAAAAATCTCATTTACGATATCCATATCAAGTATTTCCTGTGAATACTCTCCTGTCTCCACATCGTCCTCATCCATTACAGGAAGTTCAACGACTACATTCTTATGAGTAATGAGCAATTTTTTCATCATCGATTCAACTTTGCTACCAGAAAACCCTTCCATACTCTTTGAAATGGAAGCGGCCGCATCATTTACATCAATGTCCATCAAATCTCCATCTTCTCCATCGCTTTCATTGTCGCTATTGCCTACAAGCGGCATAAGTGCTGCAAGAACCGGGGTAAGCAACGAAGCTAAATCTCCCGTAAGGTTTGCGGCAACCATAGCTGGAAAAGGTCTTATATAAAAATTCAGACCTCCAATCGTTTCCTTCTTTGGTTCAAGCTGCTTTAATCGTGCCATATTTTACCTCCTAACTTTCTACACCATCAGCTACTACAATCTCCCACTCGCGATTGTTCTGTGCTTTTCCGTAAGTTTTGCTTGCGGGCTTAGTAATCCAGCCTGTAGATGCGCTGAATTTCTCATTGCCAACAAGATCCTTCACTGTAACAGGAAAAAATCCCTTACCATTTTTCTTCATCTTCTCATACATCTTCTTGCAATATGCATTTGTTTTAGAGTTCTGAAGAACAGATACCTTTACGGTATAGATGGATGACGGATCCACACTCACGCAGACTTCACCATCTGCTCCTGCCACATAGCTGTTTCCATCGCCAGCAGGCTCAATAACAATAAAGCTGTCATCAGCAAAACCACTTGCAATATGGTTTCCGAGTGCAAGCGTTATCTTTTTCGGATTATAAGTTGTTACTCTTGGCATTAACCTTCACCTCCTTCTATGCGTACACAAGGTTGCCACTGATATTTACTACTTGGATTGCTCCTGCTAACTTGGCGGTAAACTTGCAGCCTGTCAACTGTCTGGATGCCTTTTCTGAATCACTCATACTTGAGGATGAAGGCACAGTTATTGTGTATCCCGGAATTTCATTATCATCATCGTCATACTCTGTAGGCGCAATTCCTCCGACTTTCTGCCCCACTTTTAACGATTCCTCCATCTTGCCTTCAACCGCAGTAATACCTTCATCAGTAAAAGGCACTTTCGTGTTCAACACAAGAAGATTAAATACTCTTTCCTGCATGTCATTCTTTAACCAATCTCTGAATCGAATTGTGTCAATCCATTCGTTTGCAAGCACCTTGCCGCCCATCGAGCTTGTGACGTTCTTTTTAGCATAAGTTGTAAAATATGTAATGCAGTTTTCATCGCAATATTTTTTCATAGCAGTGGATAACTTACACGGATATACAGCCGCCAGTGGTTTTAACCCCCATGTTTCGCTTCCAGGATCATATCCAAAGCACTTAGCCATCATTGCTAAAGAAATGTAATAATTTTCATCTGGATTGCTCTCAACATCTGGTGCTCCACCGCCATAAACAGCAAAGCTGCGGAAGAAGTTTGTTGTGCTGACCGGTAATGTTTCTCCAATAAATGTAAATCCAAAGAGTTTGTCATTGGATTCTGTCCATTTGATAGCTTCTTCAAGGTCAGTCTTTGTGAGAAATGTCTTTGATAAGGCAATTCCATACCACCCGCCAGCTTCTTTGGCTCTATCAAGTGTTACGCTGATTTTTTCATAAGTAACAGGGTCTGTTTCCTCGCTTGTAACCTGCCTTGCAACAACATAGATAAGACTTGGTGCCGGTGACTGAGAAAATGCCACACTCGCCATAATGTATGCCTGTGATTCTGTTGAAAATCCATAATCCACAAGCTCAGATGCCTGTGAAATACTAACGACCTTTGTTCCAATATTATCTGTAGATTTCTTTCCTGTTTCCGGACCTTCGACAACAAGGAGCACATTGCTAAAGCTCTCATCGCTTGAACCGGGAGTAGAAATTGCAATATCCACCTTGACAATATCATTAAGATTATTTCTAATCGCCATTGTCTGTTTCCTCCTGTATTTTTATTTCTTCTATTGCATAGGTTTCTACCTCTGCAAATTCTTTCATTCCTCCACCGCTCGGATTTGGAACTGCTTTGCTTTCCAAAACTCCATATTTTCCATCTGCTAATCCGACATACGATACCGTAAATTCGCACATTGAACGATAATTAAATTTCGTGTCTCCAATCAGCTCTGACAAATCCCGTATTGGTGGATTCATAACAATAGTTACATCTTTTTTTGCCAGCTCTTCTGTTATTCCGTCCGAATCAAGAAATCTGATAAACTCTTCCAAGTCCTCAACTGCAGTATTTTCATAGTAGTTGCTGTTTCCAGCTTTAACTTCTCTTCCCACAGTGTACAAATTGATTTCGAAAATGAAATCATAATTGAAATATCTATGTTCTCTTTCATCGTCTGACAAAGGAAAAGCTGACCTATTCAAATTGCTATATCCAAGCGTTATATATGGCGGTTTAGGTGTTACACCTTTGGTTTTCGTCCACACCACCATCGCTCCTGGATGATATCGCTTAACAAGTTCGTAAATGAACTTCTTAACCTCCGAAAATGTCATTCTGTTTCCTCCATTTCAGAATTGCTCGGCTCTTTGTTCTCGCTGACTGGTATCAGCTTAAATGTTGATGTCCAATGCTTTAAAATTGTATTCCTGCTTAGGCGAGAAGACATACATTCAAACCATCTTCCATCATACAGAAGCTGGTCTGATCTAACACATTCTTCCTGTTTCGATGTTCTGATTGAAAAATTACCAAATGTTTTCAACATCTGTTCATCTCTGCTCCCGCCAGCTTCTATCACTTCATCATCCGACATAGTCTGCACATCAAGAACAACTTGGATGTCTTCGTATCCGGCAGTCGGATATCCATCTATAATCTGGTCTTCCCCATATCTTCTCAATGTGTATGTGTTTCCAAAGAATGGCATTAGTCAGACCCTCCTTTCTCCTGTATTACATAGTTAATTGACTGCCTCATGCGGCCTGTATCAATCAATGGCTTATCAGAACCTTTTCTTTTAATCGTTTCCGGAGAATTCGGAACAAAATCGCCATTAACAATCTCTTTCTGTATCAAGCCTTTCTGAAACACTCCTATTTTCTTTAGTACATCTTCTGCAGAGCCACCTTTTACCAGCTGCATCCTCATTGACTGCAAAAAGGCATTGATTTCAGAAGAATGAGCGTCAACACTATCTCGCAGGAATGGTCTCGACGGAATATGGACAGTTCCAAGTTCATTGAACATTGCGATATCAACCAAATCCACACCATTATCGCTACCAGCTCCCTGCTGTATGCCTATTCGTACCTCCAGTTTGTCAAGGTCCTCTAACATCTTCTGAAACTTCTTGCCATCAGCAGTAACTTTCTCTCTGACTTTAACCGCCACAGTCCACACCCGCCGACACAATTGTGACAATGCAGCGCTTTCTCAAATTAAGATACTGCATACCATACACCGTTAATCCGAATTCCGAATCCGTTGCAGTGTTTCCTGCCTGATTATTGGAAAAGGACACCGATGTCTCACCTTCCGAAACAGAAGATAAACCAATGGTGTCCCCTATCGTTCCTATGCCGATTGTCTTTCCTAAACCAGACATTTTCATTTTATGTGCCGCTAAATATGCCAAAGCCTGCGGATACAACTTTCTGAACCTCTTTTTGCTGATAAGTGGCTCTGCAAGAGATATGAAAGTCTGTACTGTATCATCTGGTACATCTGCAAACTCTCCCATGGTCTTTCTTATAATTTCAAAGGCATCCATAATGGTCACCTCCTACTTGCTGAGTTCGGCTACGATTTTCTCCTTTAGAGTATCAACGGTATCATCGTCCGTTACCTCAAGTCCCATCCCTACAGCTTTTGTAAGAAGGTCATCTTTCTTCATGGTCTTTACAGCTTTAATCTCAGCTTCCTTGGTCTTTGCTGCCTTTTCCTGCTCTGCCTTATACTTTGCAATAGCTTCCTCTTCGATACGAGCTTTTTCAAGGTCACTAATACCTGTTTTCTCCTCAGCAGAGACATTCTGGGAGTCAGCCACAATTCCTTTCTGCAGATAGTAAGAAATTACCGGATGGGTTTCCATTCCCTCCGGTAACTCTAAATCCGCTCCAGGAAGGAGTGGCTCTCCGTTGATTCCGATAATCTTTCTCGACTTATTGATAATCTTCATAATGTCATTTCCTCCTTAAATTCCGTATGCAAGAAGCATTGATAACGGATAATAAATGATAAGTCCAGCAGTTCTTGTTTCGCAAGGAATCTCTGTCTCGAGTTTCTGGACCTGCAATGGGTACTGGTAGAACGGAAGCGGAATTTCCAAACTGAACTTTTCCGGATCCTTCGTGTACATAAATGCAACATTCTTTCCTGTAGGATTGATATCAGTAGCGGAATCCTGTAACTCTGCCATGCTCTCGAAGTTCTTTAAGTATGGTGCATGGTCTTTGATAAAGCTGAGTACAGTAGTCTCCGTATCTGGAATTCTTCTTGTTGAAAGATCCATGTAAATGTACGACGGAAGAGCTAATGTATCAGGCTTTTCGATAGACATTGTAATCTTGTCAACAAACTTCTGCATGCCATTGATATCCTCAAGAATCTGATCAGCAGTCTTATGTGCCCAGTCTGTGTACTTCTTTCCATCAACTTCAACCTCGGACAAAGTGTACAGAGGAATGTCGGTACCATCAGAGAAAATGCCGACGAGATTATGTTTCTTATCGCCTGCAAAAGCAATCTTATTAACCATATAATCTGACGCTCTTCTTGCAGCTGCACCTTTTCTGGCATCAAGAGACTTTCCTGCCATTCTGGAAGCTCTCATTTCCTGCACATTGTAACCATAGCTGTCACCGACAGACTTAATAGAAGCAGTGTGGGATTCGCCCTGTACATCAACTCTAGGAAGGTCTGTGGCATAATTGTTAATGATTGCCGCCATACCGGTAATATCATAGCTGTAATATGTTGTGGTTTCTGCTCCCTCATTAACCTCAGAAGTGATAGGGAAGTAAGACAATGCAGAGAGCTCCGGATACTGCTTGTCATAAGTCTTTGTCTTTACCTGGTCAAGCTCTCTGGCAAAGAATACAGTTGCAGATTCAACACTATCAAAACGAAGCTGCTCACTTCCCGCAAGCCCCTTAACAAGGGTAGAGCCCTTTAATGCACTGTAATCATCCATGTTAAAATCTTTCATTCGTGAATACCTCCTTCTTATTTCTCCGCAGCTTTCACAACCGCACCCGGTCTGAACTCTGCGTTTGCAATGCCATTATCAGTTTCTCCAAGGAAAATAGCATTTACTTCCACCTTGGTTGCTGTATCTGCAGATGTTGTGAACTTTCCTGCCTCATCACCATCCGTAATTAAGTAAACCTTCTCCTTGTATGCAGGTTTAGCTGCTGCTCCAGTCTGCACCCAAATTCTTCCAAAATGAAGGCAGCCTACTGTACGCTTGCTGTTGATGGAAACATTGTTATCCATATCCTTTTCCACCATAACAGAATTGTGTACTACAACACCCTCAAAATCATCAGATGTTGCACCTGTTGCCGGAAGTTTTACGTCAGTGCCTTTATTTGTTCCAACGACAACACCAAGGCCAAAGGCAACACCATCACCTTCCGCCTGTCTTGTTGTAACATCATGGGCCGATAAATCAAACAGCCCGCCGGCCACTCCTTTAGGAAAGCCAAAGCCATAACTTGTCTGTACTGCTGTGCTCATTACTTTCTACCTCCTGTCATATTCGCAATCATTTTCTTACGAGCAGATGTTGAATTACTAACCTCTTTTGCATCCTTGCGGACCTTATCAGCTGCAATTCTCTCTCTCTGATCATTAGTGCTCTTTCTCTCATGGAATGACTGCTTTGCAATGTCATAAGCTGCATTGATATAGCTGTCACTCTTTCCATCAAGATTCATCTTCGGATTAACTGCCTTGATAATGCGTTTTCTTCCTTCTCTTACCGAAAGTCCCTCAACTCCATCAAGGTTTAATCGGTCAGCCATTCGGCACACATCAAGGCGGTCCTGAATAATTTTATCCACAGAATCCATGTTTACTCCTTTCTGTTTCTCCGGATCGCATTCTGCACCCGCTCCCTCATCATCCGAATCTGTGTTTTCGTCTGTAGGAGCAGTTTCATCTTTCTCTCCAGTATCTTCTCCTTCATCACCATTCATATCGCTCTGAGCCTGCATCTTGTCAATCTCCTGTAAGAGAGTATCAAGATCTGCTTTCTGCTCTGCAATAATATCCTCTGGCGACATACCATCACCCTCGGCATCTCTGCGGTCAATATTCTCCTTGACCTTTTCAACGGGTGTCTTTTCCGGTTCTCCATTTTCCTCCGGATTAGCCGCTGGTGTTTCCTCTGGATTTTCTCCATCAACTCCCTCACCAGTTGCCTGATTTGCGGCTTTCTGAGCCTTGAATAATGCAATAGCAGCTTCCATCTCTTCTGGTGTAAGCTCTTCGCCCTCATCAGCTCTGCGGCCTTTTGAATTAGGTTTGTACATAATTACTTTGCCTCCTTTTAAGATTTGTGTATCATCATCCTTGCCATCGATATTCAAGCGGGCAGTTTCTCCCGCTCTTGCTTCTCCGACAAGTGCAAGATGATTGATTTCGATATTTTTCTGAATACAATCGTATTTCTCTCCGTGATATACTCCCGGAGTATCATCAGTATCAAGGCTGTATCCAAGGGATAACTCTTTCAATCCGCAACTTTTCAAAGCATTTGTATCATGAATAATAATCTCACAGCGAACGCTATCTCCATCCCTGTATCCTTCACTCATAATTGTGCCTATCTGTTCTCTGCGGACATTCTCCTTATCCACTTCTCCAGCATCATGTGTAATGATGATTGGTTTGCCCTTGTAACTCTCCAACGATTTCTTGTCAAAGACATTCTCAGGCAATCGGAGTTCCCTCCGTGTGCTTCCATCATCATTCTTATACTCAAATATGCCACATGTAGTCACAATTGGGTGATCTACAAGATAGCCTTCATCTGTGTAATAAGTCTGATCCATGGAAATGCTGTCAATTCGTTTCAGCTTCACTTTCTGCACCTCCTGCTTTCTGTCACTTTTTCAATGCAACCACTTCCTTTCAAACTGGCAAATCCAGATTATCTATATCAAACACCGGAATTGCGCAACACCGGCATTGATAATCCTGTCCAGGATGGCATTTTCTGCCATTTCCTACATCTGGCGGATTGTCCCAGCTGATTATCTTTCCTTCCAGCTCTCTATGGCTTTTCCGCTCTCGTCTATCCATTACTCCAGACCATTCATACTTTGACACACCCGCATCCCTCTGTTGACTCTCTGTAATATCTGCATTAAGCTTCGCTGTCTGGTCTCTGGCTATTAGTTTTGCATGACGCTTACTCATTCCATATTGGCGCTGAATTTCTCTTACGATATTCGTTGTGGTTGAACCTTTCATATAGCTTTCATAAACCAGTTCCTTCATCCGCTCAAGAGATTGATTAGGAACCGTCTTTATTAAGTCCACATTGTCAGACACCCACTTTTCCAATATCTGTGCGTAATATTCTCCAGAATAATAGTCATCAAGCAAATCAATACCTAATGTCTTACTTACTGCTTTTTTCCATTCCCGAACTGTGAGTTTGTGATCAAGGTTGGCAATTCTATTTATCTGCCTTTTCAAATCATAAAGCCCAAAGGCACTATCAAGCTCTCTCTGAATAGCCTTAAAAAGAATTGTAAGACGGACTATTGTATTATCCAAAGCTGAAAAACGAGCTGTCCTGCGTTTCTTCTCGTTATCTTTCTTGGAATCAGTATGCAGCTGTGTACCATCATTGAGTATTTGCTTAATCTCTGGTATATACTTCATAAGCACTTCTTTCTCAATGGTCATATAGGCATTTATCAATCTTACATACTCTCTTTCTGCACTGTCAGGATACTTGGGTCTGTATTTGCATCGGATAATCTTTTTCCCCTTATTCCGCTCTTTTAATTCAGACCGCAACAGTTCTTTTCTCAATCTTTCATCCAAACTCTCACCTTCTCTCATTGCCTCTTATTCGGAAATTAGCTTATAATCGTCTATTTGACTGTTGACACTAAAAAAGCCCCATAATGCCACAATTAGCGGCACTACAGGGCAAAAGAAAAGAGCCTCACGCTCAGCAAGGCTCGTATCTTATATTCCAAGTTCATCCAAATACTCAATAATATCGGATGATGTTCTCTCTGGATTCTCTTTGATGAAATCAATGACACTTTGAATGTCCTCTTCATCCTGCTTTTTCATTGTACAGTTTATTCCATACACAAAGTCATCGTATGTGTCTGAGACATTTTCAGTCAATTCCTTCAATTCAGCTAATAACTGTTCTTTCATAGGACAACCTCCTTAATCTGTGGATTCCTTCATGTATATTTCGTAATCATCAAAGCCATGGTTTCTGAATCGATATACATAAGCTGGGCTATCTGGCTCATTTGAATGCGTCCTTATATAGCAGCTCGACTTACCCTTATACTTTGCGTGATACACATTATTTATATCATGCGTCACCTTCGCCTTTTCCTTTGCAGTCATTGGCAAGGACTGGGATTTCTTTTTCTTAGAGCCACTCTTTTCATTCTTTTTTCCGCTACCCTTTGGGTATCTTCCGGAGCCAGGACCTCCATCTGCTTCCATATTACTTTGGCTCACCTCAGCTGTCAACCGAATTTCATCCAGTTGCCTTAGAAAGTCCTCAAGTGAAAGTCTAAACGGAAGGAATAAGTCCATGTCGAGAACACTTCCTACATCTTCAAAACGGGCATCTTCCATCTCTGTATTAAAGCATATTGGATTTCCATAATACTCTGTGCATAGAAAAACCTGCGAAGGACAATATTGTTCGGACATACCAGAAATCAAAGTTACTGGAATTATATTTGCTATATTGATGCCAAATTCTTCCCTTGTTTCTCTTATAGCCGCATCTTCCGGTGTTTCCCCTATTTCAATATGTCCTCCAGGTCCACACACAAGTCCATTGTCTTTCCTTGTGCCAACAAGCACTTTCCCATCTTTCACAACAATGACACCGCATCCGGTAGGAATAGTTGTATCCGTTGCTGAATCAGTTTCAGTTTCTTCCTGCTCCTTTGGTGCTTTTGTTTCTGCAGACAATGCAGTATTCGATGTTTCGGCTGATTCATTGGCATTAACCGGAGCATCATCTACCATAGCCTCCCAATCGTCTTCATCATCCAGAATATCATTAACAGTAAATTCTCCGTTCTCTGCCAATCGCTTTCTGACTTCCGAAGCATCAAGAGCCTGCATATCGACATAAACCTGTGCGGTCTGTGCCTTTGTAAGTTCAGTTGCCGCCTTCGTCTGATCAACCCCAGCCTGTTCCGCTTCACTCAGGTTCCAAAGAGGTTTAAATTTCAGTGTATAATCCGGTATTTCCTCGAACTCGCCTTTATACTTTCCGGCTATCAAGATAATATCAATCAGCACTCCAAGATTTCTTTTGAGGTTCAACTTCTGAATCTTATTCACATAGGAGTAATAGTTCTCCATATCTCCCTCTCCGGTGGAGTTTTCGCCGGCTGGTGACCTTCCAAAGAGCTTCGTCTGCGGGATGTTTGTTACTGCCGAAAGCATATTGCATGTCGCATCGATAATATCCTTTACTCCGGAAAATGTCACAGTCTTATAATCGTAATCTTCTCCGTTCGCATCAATAGCTATAGAATTGATGATGCCTTTCGCCATATCAATTATACGCAATCTTCTAAGAACAATATCCTCGCCCTCGTCTGTTTCCAGAAGATTGGCAAGGTCATTCATCTTGTAAATTGCCTGTACCGCCCTATCAAGCAGTTTAACTCCATTTCCATGTGATGTAACAGTTTCCTGCAAGGCTTTATGTATTCTCGTGTACTCCGGCATTCCAAAGAAACGATACTCGGTTCTTGAACTTGACTGCGGCAGAGTTCCATTCTTGAACAATAGGCACCTGCTTTCGTGTACACGAAACTGCTTGCCATACATTGGAGATACATCGTAGAATTCAGGCTTTCCAAATTTCGACCATTTACCGGTCTTTGGATCGTGATTATATATGCTGTTGTAATCTGGTGTAATCAAAGGTCTTTCAAACACAAGCAGTTCATCAATCCCTCTGATGTTATCCCAATCAACAGGTTCATCAATCTGTTTGCCATCATCAATAATCATAACCATAAGCGATCCGCCATAAAGTCTCGACCATTTGATAGCTGTAGAAGCTGCACCCTCAAAGTCCAACTCGTCAAGTGAATCATTTATAAATGTTTCCAGGTCAACATCATTTACACCATATTCAAATCCACTACTAACAGCATCATCAGATGGGATATCTATTATCTTAGCGAACAATCCGTTTTCCTCGTAGTTCAGTGTGAGTTCCACATCTGTTACAGGATCATCACTCTCAAAACGATACTGCTCTGACACATCATCTTGAGTACCATACTTATTCATCAGATTCTTATATCCATCTGCTCTGCTTTCTTTCTCATTGTCCTGCATTTCCTCACCTCCTAATCTACGAGACTTCCGATATTGAATGTCTTTTTCTGGTAGCAAGACAGTGCAACCGCATCTGCTCTATCCGGGGAATCAATTCCTCGTTTCTTCATTTCCTCTTTGCTTTCAAGCAGCATCTTCCCCCTGCTCGTCAGCCTATATTTCCTGCAAGTAAACTGAGCGACAAGCTCATTGTCATTTTCCAGACTTACTTCCTCCATCATCAAGGCATCTTTCACTGTGCCCCAAAGATATGTTGTCATATTGTCGTAAATATCACAGGCTTTCTGTTTCCCATCACCAAGTGTTTCTTCCGGAACTTTACCTGCGGCATTAACCGGAACAATTACCATTCGTGTGAGCTTTTCTTCCTGCTTTACTTCCTCAAGGCGGTCTGTAACTCCGCCGCCAAGGCCGCAATCATCAATGTTAATGTATATCTTCCCTCTGTATCGTGGGAACTCTGTTATAGCTTGTCTATAGAGCTGCACAATCTTTCCAACTGTTGTCATAAGACTTTGCCCTCTGAATGATACAGGAAGCGTTATTCTTCCTCCTACGTTCTTAGCAATAACTGTTTCATCCGAGCCATATCTCGCAACATCCACACCGAATGATATTCGCTTAATAGGAACATCGTCTGGCAAATCCAACATGCAGCAATGCTCTACTATGGAAAGGGCTATAAACACATCATCTTCCTGCTTTGGAAATTCTCCGAACACACGGACAAGAACAACATTACTGTCTTTCCCGTATTTCCGTATGAGAGATTCGATATTCTGTTTGTTGGTCCTCTTGCTATCTGCCGACGATACCGTATGGCACCTGTATATTGACCTATCCACATTGAAAGCATCGTAAAATGTTCCAGATGTTCTTGTAGGGTTTCCGCACATCAGCAGCTTATTGTTTGCACCAGAAAGAGTACCGAGTATTGCTTCCATGATAGGATCTGCAACACCAGAAGCTTCATCAACAATGAACAGCATATTATCTTCGTGAAAACCTTGCATATTCTCCGGCTTTGTAGCAGTCCTAGCTACGGCAAACCAACGCTTTTCGTTGCCAACCATATAAATATAGGTCTTCGTCCATTTGAGGATGTCTGAGAGCAAAGGAGACTTGCTCATCCACTTGCTGACTTCGGACCACAATACATCGTGCAACTGCTGTTTGGTAGGAGCTGTTGCAACAATTCTTGGATAGGGATAGCAGCATAAAAACCATAGCAAAGCAACAGCTTCCATACCTGTTTTCCCAACACCCTGTCCAGACTTGATTGCAACCTTCGGGCTTTCTGCCAAATCCATCAAAGCTTGTTTTTGCCAATCATCAGGCTCAAACAGCAATACCTCTTGTGCAAATAGCACCGGATTTTTCCTGTATATTGGGATTTTCTTCTGGAAGAATTTTCTTCGTAATGTCCGTGAGTTCTTATTCATCTTCGCTCACTTCCTCTCCCAATACAGCTGCAATCCAATCATCAACCGCATCGTTGCCAGCACTTTCACTTTCAAGCCTTGCCTTTTCTATGCGATACTTGGACAACGCTTCAATAGCCTTTGTCTTTTTGCTCTGCACAGTAGAAAGTTCCTGTTCCAGCCTCGCTATGATCATATCCTTATTAGCTGTGTGTGTTGCTATATTATAGGACTTACCCGGAAGAATTTCTTTATTATCAACCTTCTCCTTCTGGCGCCTATCGTACTCTGCCTCTTCCTCTTGGTCTTTAAACGAGCGCTTTGACTCGCTTCGGTTCACATCCATTACCGCAACCTCTCCTTTTTGTTCGCGGTATTTATTGATTGCTTTAAGTATTCTTCGCTCTCTAATCGAAAAAAGCTGTATCTGTTCCATCAGTTGAAGCTCTGTATCTTCTGGAATAGACTCAAGAAGTTCCTGCTCATCTGAATCCAACGCATCCATAAATACAGGAACATAACCGCCATGCTTTGTTCTGTCTGGTGGAGGGTTTGGGTTTGGATTGCCAGAACCGCCTTTTGCATTCTGATTTTTGGGTTGACCTCCCCTCTTTTTCTTTTGCAACGTTGCATTTTTCTTCTCATTTTTTTTCGCAACGTTGCACTTGTTTTTTTTTGAGGCTTTTCCCCATCCGTACCGGTTCTTCCAGCTGCGTACTGTTCCGTCTGAAACTTCCAGTTTCTTAGCAATCTCAACCATTGCCATACCATCGTTGAATAGCTTTTCAGCTTGTGTTACTTTCTCGCTCGGTGCTCTCGGCATATCACCACCTCTCTCCTGTTCGTTTTGCAATCGTGGACGCACAAAAGGGAGGGTGTATGCCCTCCCGTGTGTCACTCTCACGAATATTTATTGTTTTAACATTAAATCTTCGTTATAAACTCTGCTTTTGAATAACCTTGATTTGGTTTAATCATCATATTCAAAAAGTCCTCTTTGGAGAAGTCCGATAATCGGAATATTTCCTCTGGTCTCATACCAAGCTGCTTACCGATTTCTTCAACAGATTTCCCCTCTCCCATAAGCTCTCTAACAATCGCTTTCATAGGTTCAAGCAAATGTGTACCTCTTGCCCTGTTGTGGGTTACAGTACCGTAAATATTACCGGCTTTATCCTTATGTTCTACAATTACAACAGGGACCTTGCCTTCAAGCATTGATTTCAGAGGTTCTTCCCCTGCAACAGTCCAACGATGAAAGCCATCAATAATCGTGAAATCTGGTCTCACGACAATCGGCAGCGTCCATCCGTTGGTTAGTATGGATTGCTTCAGCAATTCCAAGTTCTGCTTCGATACTTTATTTGGGTTGTAATCGTTTGGTTTTACTCTGTCCCTGTCTACCCATTGGAGAGTGGAAAGCGGACTACTCAATTTCTTATCCATTTGTCATGCCCTCCTTCTTTTTGGCTTCTGTAATGTATTTACCATAGATTCTCTGATATAAAGCACGATAGGAACGCAGCTTTGGATCACCAGAAATAAGTCCTTCATATATAGCCTTGCAATCCTTATTGTCCGCAATAGCAGAAACACTCATAAAGAAGTTCCTGTATCGTTCCGCAACATATCTCTTGTGCTTCGTTTGGAAATTTCCATCCATATCAGAAAACAATTCTAAAAGGGCGGCCTTATAATCTTTTTCCGTCATCCCCTTCTCGTTTTGTTTTCTTGCAGCTGTGCTTCTACCGAACATCTCGCTATCCCAATACAAGGCGGCCAGATATGCGTTCGGTTCTCGCCTTACTATCCGTTCCATAAGATCCGGATAATATTCATTCATTTTGACAAGGCTTTTTGCCGTGTCAATCGAAAAGAACTGCGATACCCTCAATTGTCCTTTTCGTGTTCCTGACTGCCACAAGAACAGGTAAATCTCTGGTATGTCAACTTTTTCCCGAAGGAGGTAAAGCCATACATCATTATTGGTCCAATCATATATCGGAAATACCTGGTGTTTATTCGTCATGGTCTTTCCTGCTCTCAGCATAGTTGCAATATTCTGCAGTCTCTGTACTGATTCCGCTGTTCGGATTCCCGTAATCGTAATTCCTCCGCTGCATATTCTTGGAAGAAAATCCTGATATGCATCAATGCGAGGTCTTAACAGCGGATGGTTTCTGATCGCGAATGATGGTGGCTGTCTTACCCAAACATCTTTTTTATATCTGTCCCAACAAATAAATGTTTCATCGTTGGACAGTTCATTAAAGCAGTTGTAGTGTTTTACCTCAAGGCAATACCACTCAAACTTTGCTCCAATTAACATAAATCTTTTTCGCCATTCCCTCACCTTATCTTCCATGCAAGGGAAAATGGCTTCTTCATCTATAAATTGTACAATAAGCTGTGCCGGATTGATTTCCCCTGCCTGCACAAGCTCCATAACAAGCTGTGCCATACAAAGGCTGTCCTTACCACCGCTGAAAGACATATACACCGGCAATCCGTTTTGGAATACATTTCTTATACGGATTTTGGCGGCCTTTACAACATCTATACTGGATTCGCACCGCTTTATAGCCATATTTTCTCCCCGCATTTCGGACAGATAACAAATTTCTTTACTTCGGTGGTATCTTCACTGTCCTCTGGCATTTCCTGTTGTGGCTGAGCAATCGGCTGCGGTGCTGGTGTTGCCTGCTCCTCCTCCGCTTTTTGAATCTGCTGTTCTTTTCTCTCTCCGCTTTCTTTAATACTCTGGATTTCTTCATCATCCAAAGTGCCATACTCGGAGAGCTTTTCTGTAACATCCTCTGCCTCTGACACCATCTGCTTTAATATGTCTTCATCAAAGCCCGGGATATCAAGGTCGCCCTGCAGGTCTTCTAAAAAGCTATTGAGTGTATCGAGATTTTCAATACCTAAGCTGAAAATCTTGTTGTCTGCAATCATCAGCTTCTTTTTCTGATTTTCAGTAAGATTGTCATACTTATAAACATCAGCTGTTTCTTTTCCCATGGCAATCAATGTTTCATACAAACCATTTCCTGCCAAGATTACATTGTTTTCGTCAACAACAATCGGACGGATCTGTCCGAACATTTTGACACTTCTTTGGAACTCCTTCAGCTGTTGCTCCGTATGAATTCTGACATTCTTTTCTGGCTTCACAAGGTCCACCAGCTTCATTGTGATAATTTCCATCTTTGTATCCTCCTGTATTTTGATTGGAGGAACAAATCCGTATGATATATAAGCTATCTGCAAATAGCAAAAGACAGCACTTGCAATCCTTTGTCTGCAAATGCTGTCAAATGTCAGCAACTTATTTTATTGTCTTCAAGAATGCTTTTGCACTCTCAAAATATTCTGCCGCCTCATTTACTATGGAGCTGTCAATCTCATAGATTTCGCTCCAGGCATTCTCCGTACTTCCTGTCCATTGCCTTGCTGGCCAAGGATGTGTTCCGCACAGATAGCCATTTTTCCAATCATATATAGGCGGCATAGCCAAATTATAATAATGGATATATGCCAAAACCTGCTCATGCGTCCAATCTGACAAAGGGCTGTATCTTGTAACTCCCTGACTGTTGGTATAAATGTTATCTCCTTTTCCAACATAATTCCCATCAGCTCTTCGTCTTCCGAGAAGGAGCATATCAAGATTGTTTTCTTTGTAGTATTTTGCCTGTCCTCTGTGCTGAACAATGTGAAACCATTGGGCGGCATACTTGCTATCTTGTGGGAAAAGCATGTGCGGATGGGCAACAAGCCATTTTAAGTCCTGCCCTGTATTGATAATTGTCAATTCCGGAGGCTTATTATCCTCAACCCATTGCGTAAATGCTTTATACTCCAAATTGCTGATTACGAGGACGCAGGAGCTTATTCCTGCCCGACGGCAAATTTTTCCAAGAACAAGGGAATCTTTTCCACCGCTCCATGCATAGGCGGCTTGCTTTCCCTTTGTCTTGGCTTTAATATCCTGTATTGTCTTATTCACAAGCTGATCCAGTTCTTCTTTGGTTATCAGCTGTTCGATTTTGTCAAAAGTTTCTATCCAGTCAGAGTTTTTGATTCGCTGCTTTCTTCCGAGTACGCTATCCATTCTCTGCACCCCTCTTTCTGCTTACAATCAAAGCGACTGTTCCGGATAACAGGACTGTCAAAAGACTGCCTGCTGTTTTATAAGCTGCAGTTCCTGTGATATTTCCATAAGCAAATACAGGAAGTCCTATAATCAGTGCGGTCGCAATACCAGTAACAACACCTTCTGGTTTGAGCTTTGCTCCCTTTAATGTAAATATTGTTGGGAGAAGCGTTGCTGCTCTGAGTGTGCCATACATTAAAAACAAATGCGTAACTGTAAGCCCTGGGATATTGGCAACTATAATTCCTATTACCAACAGCGCAACCATGGCAATCTTGGTCTTTCCGAGTGTATTCTTTTTGAATATGTCTGTTGTGAGGGATGATATTGCACACAGATTACTGTCAATCGTAGATAATAATCCAGATACAATCATAAATAAAAATGGGATTACCGCCCAGCTCGGAAATAACTCTGAAATGAGTTCAAAGTTAATCACACCTGTATCAATTGCCGTATATCCCATTCCAGCTCCGACAAACCCAAGGATTCCCATTGACAATGGCACCATGCCAAATAGAATTGCTCCAACAAAGAAAGCCCTTCCTATTCGATTTTTCTTTACACAAAATGCTCTCTGCCAAAAACATTGGTCGCCAAATGGTCCCGAGATAAGCCCAACTGTTGTGGGGAGTCCAAAACCAAGAAATATCTCTATGCCTTTTGCAGAGAAAAGGGAGCTGCACTCTCCTGTATATCCGCCAATTCCTGCGAACATATTTTGAATACCACCACCATTCTTAATGCCGAAAACTGCAAAGCAAACGCTTGCAATCAACATAAAGACCATCTGTATAGAATCCGTCAGTATCGAAGCCTTTATTCCAGAGAACTGTGAATACGAATAGGCAATCACAGCCATGATTACTGTCATGATCCAGAATGGAATGCCTGTCAGCATACTTAATATTTTACTTCCTGCCAATAACTGGACTCCTGTAGATAATGCCGATAATGCTCCAAGCTGAAACAGGTAAATATTTTTTACCGATTCAGACTGGTATTTCTGGTGCATATATCCAGACAGTGTGATTCCTTCCGGCATTTCTTTTCTTATTCTCCTAGCAAACGGAATAAAGAATATGAGGCAAAGCACATTAGGTACCAGAAACCAAAACAGCCCTGCAAAGCCTTTGGTATAAGCATTCTCTGTTGATGTAAATAGTGCAGGAGCCCATATCCATGTAGCTGCAATGCTTAATGCAGATATAAACCATCCTGTATTTCTATTTCCAACACAAAACCTTTCGACGCTTTTCTCTTTGTTTGTCATAAGCACTGTTGCCGCAATCATAATTACCGCATAAGCAGCCAGCACCATAATTGTGTAATTCATTATTATCCTCCAATCAATATTATTCTGGAGGAGCAGGTGCATTTCCTGTTCAATCGTCTCTCCTTTCTCGGAAAGTTTGCATCAAAAAAGAAGCCTGCAACAACTCTGCAGACTTCCCCGACGTTCGATTTAGAATTTTACAAATACGATTTTGCCATTTATAAGCTGTGATGTCAATGTAATTATTTTGTAGACGGTGGCTTTATCGTACTTTCAATCCGTCCACCCCGAATATAAGAGCGGTCAATCTTTCCTCTGCAACTCTCAAATCGGAATACACATTTTCCTTTGACATATTGTGCTTTGCTGCAATCTCTTTTACAGTAAGAACCGGTTCTGCCATGTACTTATCCCAAACCACCTCGTATCTCCTGCGGTCTATATCCTGGTTCGGAGATTTTTCACAATAGGCATCATACAAACCAAACATCGTCTCGATATGTGAAACGATAATAGCCGTTCTGGTTGCACTTCTCTTGATGCTTTCAATGATCACCTCATTGTCATAAAGATTCATCATTGATTCCAAGATATCCAAAGCCGATTCCTCCATCTGTGTTCGCCCGAAAACTGAGTTTTCCGCATGTTCTTTGAGCATGTGATAATTACGCAGGAGCAGCTTTGTATTTCGCAATCTTCTGTCTGCCCGTTTTCCTTGCTCTTTTTTTCTTTCCTGATCATAGGTTTTTAATGCTTCCTTTGCTCCAATTTCAGCTGCATTTGCACAAATATCCTTCAATTGTTCTGGTGTAAGAGCTATTACAACTTTTTCTGCTCTTTCTTCTGTTGATTGGCTGTCCATGCTGTCGCCCTCCTTCTTTTTTATTTCAAATTCATAACGAATTATGATATAATCTAACTGTCTGTTGGGAGGGTTGCGAAAGCACTCTCCTTTTACTTTTCATCTGCTTTTATAAAATCCTCAATCGACATTTGCCCTGGTATTTCATAATATGGAAAATCGTCTGAAGCAGTACTTGTTTTTTTATCTCCATCACGAATCCGCATACTGGTACCGAACACTCTCTTATAACATACCGGTCCATATCCTACTTCCTTGCTTTGTTGGCTTCTCAATTTTCTTCCGCATTCCATACAGACTGCCATCAGAAATCACCTCCCTCAAAGATAAATGCCTTATGTGCCGGTAGTCTCTTGTCCTTAAAATCTTCCCAGTACATATATGCCCCAGAAGCTAAACAGGATGCCGAGTATTCTTCAATCTCCTTATCATTTTTAAGCCACACACAATGACCTGCGACATGTTCCTTTATTTCCTCCAGAAGTTCATTTTCCATAAGTGTCTGTATTATCTGCAAGGTAACTTCCAACCACTTCTCCGGAGTAAATTCTCCTATGTTGGTCTTGTAGAATTCCTTGAACACATTTTTCTGTCTGGTATTTCCAAATCGTGTAATGTATGTAGTTCCTGTTGGCTCGCTCCTGCCTATTCGATGATGTATTGCATAGTCTGAAATACTAACTATTTTCATCCTCCACCTCCAGCCTGTCTGCAATAAGCCGAATAACATCTGCCATAATTGTTCGTTGGTCACTATTTTTTTGAACAATCTGATCAATCTCAATATCTGGAATCGATATCTCAATATCATTTAAAAATTTATTGACCATCTGTTTGCTCTCTTCCACTGTAAACGGTGGCATTTCATACTTTTGGGAACATCTACTCACAAATGCTTTATCTAAAATATCTAATCTATTTGTAGCCGCAATAACCACAACATCATTTGCAAGTTTGTCAAATTCCTGCATTAAAGTAACTGTAACTCTACCAATTTCCCGGTCTGCTCCACTTGAAGTTCTTTCTCTATTGCAACTTATAGTATCAACCTCGTCCAACATAAAAACACAAGGATTTGTAGAAGCATAGGTAAATGCCTGTGCAATGTTCCGAGAAGTAACCCCCATGTAACTATCCACAACCTTTGAAAAATTCAAATAGCAAAAAGGCAAACCCATTTTGTACGCTATGTACTTTCCAAACATTGTTTTGCCTGTCCCAGGCGGTCCATAGAGTAGAGTTGCATTTTTGTATGGTATCATCAGTTCCATAAGTTTCCCGCTAACCTTAGCCAGTCTGAAAATATTTTTTGCAATGATTTCCTGTCGTTCTGTCACATAGTAGCGATTCTCTTTGAACGACAAGGAAACATCTTCGCAAACAAGAATATCTTTGAGATTTCCCGGAAGTTCTATCATTCCTGCTCCCTCCGATGTGAGGATGTTCTTATATCTGGTCACAAAACCTTTGTTTTTTTGCGTAGTGTCCGCATTCAATGCAGCCACCGCCCACTTTCTGGCTTCCCTTATATCATTCTCAGCAATTGACTTTATTAAGTTCTGTTCGTAGTTTCCTAATCCCATCACAGTCCCCTCTCTTTCAACTTTCGGTCAATAATGGGTACAAGCATTCTTACTGAGCATTTCATGTGTAAAGTAGTTGGAGCATCCACAATTTTACGGAGCATATCATAGTACACTTCCTCTGCAGATAAATCCTTAGCATATTCCTCTGCCTGTTCCCTCGTTTGCTCTACTATCTGAATACCTTTACACTTCTCTGAAATTTCATGTATCAGTTCTACAGCTCTGCTCGTAAACACTATTTCGTTATTATCTACTACTGGCTCTTCCAGCAACTTTTCCATAAGTTCATCTATCATTGTCTTTCCTTTCTGCATTTACTGCTTTCTCATATCCCAAGCACCTCATAAATCGTTCTGGTTTTCCACAGGCTTCATAATGTTTGCAGTCAATGCACACATTTTCTTTCTCATGTTTTTCCATCAAGAGGCTTCCCCACCTTCCGCAGTTTCATTTGCACTTTCCGCCCTGTTATTCCATACCTTTGCAGCCCTATCTTTGCACTCTTCAATACTGGTAATAGTATCGTCTTCATGGTTCATATCAGGACAATATCCCTCGGTTCTCGCACCACATTTTCTACACTGACACCAAATAGTGAACCCGTATTCCTTATTGACAGCCTTCATTGCTGCCCTCCCGCCACAAAACGGACACGTTTTAAGTTCTATACTCATAATCTTTACCTCACAATTCTAAATTTTTTCCTATTCTGCCTTGCATGATAATCATCTATCACATATTCATGGCATTCCTCTCTTTCCATATTTTCGGGACTTTCTCCATCAAAATTATTGCATATATCGCAAAAGAAACACGGGTGCCAGTCGTATGACACTTCTTCCGGATTGACAGTAAGGCTCTCTGCATTATTGATACACGACCTGCATAAACAGTAGTAACATGGATCCACCATCGGAACTCTCTCTTGCTTATGTTCCGATGGCTTTTCCTCTGTTATATTCATAAATTCATCAAATTTCAGTTGTCCATTCATAGTTACTCATATGTTGGCTCCGGCTTTGTGTCCGAATAGACATAATCTTCATCACCCAACTCGTCAGCAATAATTCTGACATCTGCTCTCTGCAGCTTTAAGAGCAATAAGTCAAACTCATCCAGATTTCTAAGGGAATTCAGATTCGGGTTTGTATCTACTCTTATTTCCCATCCATCCTTTCTATCTCTATTCCACTTAGAGAGACGTATTGTTCTGTTGAGTTCCTCCTGCTGTTTCTCTTCATCCACTGTAAAATCAATAGTGGCATATTTGAATGAACTCCAGATTCTCTCACGATCCTCCTCAAATTCAAAGAAAGCAGTCATTGCCTCATACTCTGGCGACTCATCCCATTCAACTTTTCTGCCATAGGTATCCATATTTCTTGCGACAAACTTTTTGTATTCCTTAAACAAATCCGTTAATTTCATTTCTGTTATCTGAGGTTCTTTCATCAAATACTGGAAATTTTCCAACATTTGCTTATTATCCATAAGAACAGATTTATTAACTATTTCCGTAAGAACTGTATCTAATTTTACTATATAGGCAGACATATCATAGTTTTCAATAAACGGAACTAAAACCTGCTCAACTCTTTCTTTGACCGCCTTTTCAAGCTTTCCATAATTAAATGAACTAGCTATTGCTTTTTCTATTCCATCCGTCACCTTTTCTCTAATAATCTGGTCAACAGTTCCATCCGATAGGATTTCATCTGTGATTCTCTTAATATCTTCATCAAAATTTGCCATACTATTTTCCTCCTAAATATCTATAATATTCGATTGCTGGTTTTATAGCTTTTTGTACACCTGTAAGCACATTTGCCAACCCTGTCTCTATATCCCGAACGTCAATACCATTCATCTGACAAGCTATAGCCAGTCTCATTTTATCTTCATCTGGAGCTTTGCACAGTGCTTCGTGAATCTGTTCTTTTGTCATAATATGCCTCCTAAATTTCATTTTAGGCTAAACCCTAAATACAAATCCCCTGCAGTAAGGTTCATCATCTTCATAAATCACAAATGTTTCATGTTCTATTGGAACATCATATGTCCATGATATTATCTTTCCGTTCTTATCTTTCTCTTCACACCATTTTGCAGTAAATCCGAATACATCCGAACGCTCACAGTTGTGTACTATTCCACCATTAGGAATAGCCTTAACATATATTTTGCCACCTTCCCAGCAATCCCCCTCATCTGTTATTGCTCCCTCTAATTCAACCAGGTCATCACTTGCACCTGTAACAATTACAATTCTGTTATCTTTGGCAAGCTGTAATTCTTCTTTGGTAAACATTCGATAGTCATATTGTCTTCCATCAATTAAATTCGCAAATTCTTTTAATTCCATTGTCCTTCCTCCATCACTCTTAGTTATGTGTATCTCTAAAATTCTCCACAGCCCACTTATTACCGGTTGCCTGCACCTTTGCTCTGATTCTCTCCTGTGGTGTAGAGCCTCTTCCAACACACGCAAGTATGGACTTTCTTACCGAACTTCCCTCGGTCAGCCCTGCATCATCCAGTGCCTCCTTTGTTCCGCACTCATCACATATCATTGTCTTGTTGTCTGCTCTCGACAGAGCCAACAGTCTTTTTACCTCTTTTCCGCATCTTGGACACTTCATATTTTCTCTCCTTTTTGGTGTGATTTTCGCACTATGGCAGTGTGTATATGAGACTCTATTTTTTTGTTTGTCGGTTTATTGGTTCGTACATTATCACCCTATTATCTGTAGGATTCCATTTACACATAAAGCAAGGTGACTGCACATATATACTTTCATTTCCGTAACGATTATTTATATACCTTTTGTTTTTACAATCTTTACAGCGTGGCATTTTTCTGTCCTTTCTGGTATGATTTCCGCACCAATGGTCTTTGCGATATGCACCCATGCAGTAATTTTCATGGGTGCAGCTGTTACACATCTCCTTTGGTGTCATTCCTGGATAGCCTCAGGATCCCGCGGTTCTCTAACCTTCCATCCAAACAAACCTTTTTTAGCAACAACCTTCTCGCATTTTTCTGTAAGTGTAACTTCTCCACATCCCATCATCTGTAAAATTGTTGGAGTAGGTTTTCCAATCTCTGCCCCACATTTTGAACATATATATGGGATGCCCTTATCATATATCTTCCCGCAGTCCTTACATCTGCTAACCGGCTTATAACCTCTCACTAAAATAATCCTCCTTCCAAGATCGCTCTTGCAATAATGCAAGCCACAAATCCGATGCAATATGTTCTCTTGTTATATCTGCTTTCATCAGCAACCATTCCGCAAAGCATAACAAACGCAATTATTATAAGTATTATTTTGAACACCATTTGTTTCTCCTTTCCGGGCGGAAGCACCTACCGCCCTTTTTTATTTATGTGATATATTCCTTATCCGAGACCAATCAGATGGTACATAAATATTTTGTTAATAGATGCTTGGTGCTTACTTTATAGCCACAGGAAGAACGATTGTCTTGAAATCGCTATCCTCTGCTTCAATAATCATTGGCATTTTGGGACTCTGCAAGGAAATACCCACATTGTCACAATCAAATGCTTTAAGTGTTTCAATTACCAATCTGGCATCAAATCCTATGGTCAATTCCTCTGAAATGTTTTCCTGTAAATCAACTGTCTCATGGTAATCTGTTGTCTGGTCTTTGATACTTAAACCCAGCTGACTTCCTGCTATTTCAAATTTAACGGGGCATTTTTCAGCAGTACACATTTTGGCTCGTACCATTGCATCCAGAAGCTCTTTTCGAGATATTACAGTATGTAGTGGCAGTTCTTTAAACATATTCTGATATTTGTAATACTCTCCCTGTACAAGTCTTGTGCATATTTCAAAATCATCCGTTGCAAATATAGCCATTGCATTACTATGTCTGATTCTTACCTCTCCGGTTAATCCAAGTGTCTTCAGCTTATCTATAGTATTCTTTGGAATAAGCAGCTCGAATTCTCCGTCATAATCAATCTTGTCCCATGCAAGGACATGTCCATCAAGTCCTACGAAATTCAACTGTCCGTCCTTAGCCTGCAGACACATGGTTGACATAGTGGCATTTCCTCCCTGTTGAGAAATTGCATAAGAAACTCTTTTTACGGATTCCAGTAGTTGTCCCGCTTTAAGTGTAAACTCGCTACCCTCTCCATCAATATCCGCTACCGGAAATGGCTCTGGATCCATTGTCTGATACTTATTTTTGATTTTGTCTGCTCTTATCGTCATTGTATTGCCATTTGAAACAGAAATATCTACTTCGCCGTCTGGCAGGTTATTGATAAGGTCAAAGGCTCTCTCCGGAATAATAAAGCATTCTCCCTCTGTGCCCTCTAACTTCGCCTTAACGGTCATTTCTAAGTTGTTGGCGATTAAATACCCTTCCTTTACCAAAATCCCCTGTAAGATAGGCATTGTTGTCTTTTTGGGAACAACCCCCTTAATCTGATTAAGCTTTGTTGCAAGCTCCGTTTTCTGTATTTTCATCTTTCAATTCCACTCCTTCCAAAATAAGAATCGTGCATTGTTTTTCCTGCAACCTATAAGGCTCCAGTTCCTGTTCTGTCATAAATTTGTGGCAAAACAATTCTTTCATTTTCTTCCAAGTCGCCCATGGCACTCTATAGAATTTTGTTAGCCCTAGCGATACCATCACATAACAATGAGCACCGAACTTCTCGTATATGTCCAAGCTCTCCCATTGCGTATCTGTCACAACATTTTGTCTGATTCTGTCACCGTCAGTATGCTTCGCTTCAAACATAATCCCAGTTCCATCACAGAGGATTCCTTTGTAATCAGGCTGTCCTTTCTTCTCGTAATATCCTTTGACAGTTCCATCCCTATCCTTGCCTGTGATATGAAATGGCTCTGGTGTCTTTTCTATGTGAGCCCATCCGTTTTGCAGATAGAATTCACACGCATTTGAAATCCACCTCTCGAATGTCTCTCCGGATGCTTTGCTTCTCCTGCCAGCAAGCTGTCTTCGAGGATCAGGCATCAGTTATCACCTCCAGATGTTTTTCAAGAATAGCTTTTATATCAGCCAATTTAGTTGCTCCAATTCCTTTCACAGAGCTAATTTCCTCGATAATTCCTGTAATATCCACAGTTTTATGTTTGGGTGCCTGTGTTTTTCCACAATTAAAACCTTCACTTCTCGCCTTTTCCACTCTGTCCTCAACGTAATGTACCAGCTGCTCATCTGTCATTTTTCTTATCTTTACAGCCTTATTGTGAATAGCATTCTCGTCAGTTGTTCGTCTGCAGCTTCTCTTTGCCATATCGTTCTTCCTTTCTTCTTTTGACACTCTCTGGATTGCTATGCTGGCGGTATTGTCAGCATAGCCCTCTCTGTTTGCGTTCCATTTACTCATCTTCATCACCTGGACCTATCGTTACGCTCTCTGCCAATCCAATAAGCTCCGGTATATCTAATCCAAGGCCTTTGCAAAACTCCTTGAAGCAATCCCTGCACATAAACCCGAATTGTTTGGGCTGTTCGCCTCTTTTGGACCTTGCCAGCAGGGTTATCATTTCGCTTTTTCTCAAATGAGCCTTGCATGATGCACAGCCATCAAACAATTTTGCTTTTAGCTTCGGGCTAATCTCTGAATGTTGCAGCTGCTTTGGAAATTCTCGGCGCATATTTTCTTCCCCGACAATCGGAACCAAACTGTCTTTCATGAAAACTGGCACTGAATTATAATCAGCTTTTACAACGATATCTTTTATCCATTGCAGTTCTGGCACTATTTTATTTTTGTTACGTCCCGTCTCTGCTCCGATGATTATCCAATCAACCTGTCGAAACATCACATTATGCTTAGAAACAATGTCCCCCATTAGTGGTTCAATGCTGACAAACGTATTGCATCCAGCAGGAAGATAATTAAATCTGTCAGCATCCGCATCACAGGTAATGGTTGTTCCGTACCACATATTTTCCAGTCCCGCCGGCACTCCAACTTCCGTATATCTCTCCGGATTCTTGGTGAGAAACAGGTAATTGTGAATTGGGTTATCCAAACAGGTTTCCATTACATCTCTGATCCATTCGCCTGGAACCCATTTCCCAAATATGTCAGCCATTGCTCCAACAAAAATGTTATTTCCCATTTTTAGCTTTTCCGGATAATCCATGCGGTACTTGTGATATGTAGGTTCAAATCCAAATGGATAAACCAATATATTTCCCGTTTCATTTAGCATAGGTTTATCCAGAATGAATACATTTTCTGAGTTATCTGCCGCAGGCTCTGTTGAGTAATCTTTCTTCGCCATTAGATTCAGTCTTACATCTCCCGCAAATCTTGCTGTCATTCTTTTTGCGTAACAGTATGAGCAATTGTGCCGGCATCCGGTAATAGGATTCCATGTGTGATCACACCACTCAATTTTTGATTTATTCACAGCGTTCCTCCTTTCTGACATATCCAAGCTGAACTTCCTCTTCCCATGGAACATCTGAACAATTAACATGCTGTCCGCACTTACTACAATAATCCGGCTGATAATCTGGACCGGCATTGAGGATATGGTTACATCTAGGACAGATACAATACTGATGAAGCGTAATAACAAAGCCATACTTGTTGTATGTTCCGTGCTTGATTTTGGGTTTCCTTGCAATAAACTTCGGTATTATCAAGCTAGTTACCTGTTTCAGCATTTGTATCATCTCCCTCCACCCAATACTCTACAAAGTACATTGTCTGTCCTTTTCCTCCCGGCCGCTCTTTTCCAATCCTTACCGCATAGCCAGCTTTCACTAATAAGCAACAGAGGGAATTTCTATCCTCGTCATTGAGCTTCTGAAGTAAATTCTTTATTCTGTGTCTCTGATTGTCTGCCATTTATCATCCCGCCTTTCTTTTGGCATTCTTCTTGTTGTCACCTTGTATAGCTTCATTCATTTTCTTTTCAAATACTTTTACAAAGGCTTGAACATCTGCCGGCATTCCGCAGTTTTTAAAGCCTCTGCACTGAATAATTTTGTTATTTCTCCATTCCATAGTGAAATAAGATTTCTCTGGATGATCTGCTTTTCTGATGAAGAAAATATTTGTCTCTCCTCTTGCCACTCTATCGACATATCCTCCGACACAATGATGCAAAGCCTCGCCCTCCTTACGGATTTCATCTCCACTCTGAGGTACCACCAGTATCAAGCCTTTTCCCTTTATCTGGAAAGCATCTACCCCATCATTTCTGCTAAATATCTCTTCCATCGCTTTTTTTGTCTCGGCCATTTTCTTGGCGGCAAGTTTCTCTCTGCGTTTCTTTTCAGCTGCAGCTTTTTTATCTTGCAATGCCTTATATTCTTCCGCAGTTCTATCATGTACCTTTTTGAAATTGTTTGGCATGTAGATAAACTTGTTATCCAGATCGTATTTCAGCTCCCGGCACCATCCTATATACTCAAGCCAGTCATGTGCCATATTCTGTTTTCTCTCTATTCGTGGATCTGTTCTCTCTTTGTACCTGTTGTAGGAATAGCCCCACATGCAAGCATTCTTTTCTCCGATCGGGTATCTCTCACTTTCCTTGTCTATGTACCGGCAGAGCTTATGGAGTGATACCCTTCTGTTCTTCTCCTTCAGAAGATCTGTGTTGCATTCAAAGGTTTCGTAAAATTCCTTTAACTGCTCCGGCTTCATCTGGATATCAAGCTGCTGTGCCACCTGCAACAGTCGGAGTTCGTAATGATTGCCGTCTATTGCCTGTAGTGTCCTCGTATTGACCTTATTCAGCCCTAAGATTTCGTAGATGGTGTCAGCCTTATAATTGACCTTCCCCGTCATGTTCCCGCTGTAGTTGTAGCTTCTTACCACATCCTTTGCCAGCTGGTTCAAGCCCATTTTGCAGAACCACTCTAGCTTCGGGAATTTCAGATAAACATCAAGGGCATCCTCATATCTGAAAGCTGTGGTCGGGATGTTCTGTGCTAGAATTTCCAGTGCGGAATACTTCATCGGTGTGTGCTCCCATGCCTGTGGAAGATTCCCCGGATAGAGTATAGATTCCATACAAGCAATATTTCCCTCATCCGGAATCCAGCGAGAATTCCCTTTCTGGTGATACACTCCCCATTCATAGCTTTCTTTCATCAGCTTTTCGCCGAAGAATGTGCAGAAACAGCGGCTGTACTCATGCATGGTTTCTTCAATGCGTTTCTTACATATGCTGCCTGCTATCATTGCGTCATTCTTTATGTGTCTCCATGCTTTGAAGTACCGGAGTAAAAAACCTTCCTCCTGCCGATCCACATATATGAACCATCTTTCATCTACTATCTGGCATGGCATTTTCCCTCTTGCCTTATATGTCACTCTGCTTCCGCAGAAAGGACATTCCCCCTTTTCATTGTTCCGAAGTCTTATCCTGCTCCGGTCAACGATTCCTGTCTTCTGGCAGTGTGTACACTCAAATTCAGCCTTTCCCTTGGATGTCTCTTTATAAATTCCGTACCGACTGAAACTCATGCCATGCTCCCATACCCAGTCGGTAAAATCCTGTGAAGGCTCTCCTATCGGCTCCATCCGCAGATCAATCGGTGCAAGGACTTTTCTGTGTTTCTCTTCCAGTCGTTCTGCCTTGACCTTGTCCTGGAATCTGTCAATAGCATTCCATACGTTCTCGTCAGTGTCTTTGCGGTAAGCCTTGAAAAAGCTCTCCATGATGTCCTTGTCCTCTGCTGTCCAGATAAACACCTTTGGAATGTGTTCGCTTTTCCATGTTTTTTGATCCCATTTGTACTCCCACAGCCGGAAACCCTGCATATTATCAAATGCAGCTGTAAGCCATTTAACCTTTGACTGTGACAGGTCCTGCGTGATATAATCATCACTCGACAGAAATGTCCTAAATGCTGCTTCCGTTTTTCCTTTTTTGAGCTTCGACACCTCATAGAAATTCAGAAGCAGTATTTTGTTATCATCAACCAGCTCCGCAGTCACAATGTGCTCCATTCCGTCCAGTCTATCTGCCATTTCAACCATTTCTGCTGTTGCCTCTGGTCTAGGCAATGCAGACAGCTTTCTTTTTTCCATCGTACATCCCTCCTTACAGCCCCATCATTGAGAACAGATCCATCTGCCCTTCAAGTTCATTCGACCTCTTCTTAGGAGTTTCTTTTTTCTCTGGCTCTTTCTTTGGTTTTTCCGCCTTTGCTTCCGGCTTTGGAGCTTCTTGGGCTGCCTTATCTTTTTCAACCGCCTTCGCCTTTTTCTCTGCACGCTTCTTCATGCCGTCCAGACGCTTCTGCTGATCAGCTTTCTGCTTCTTTTCTCTCTCCGCAGCTTCTTTAGCTTTTTTATCCTCCTCAGCCTTATCATCTTTATGGAAATAGTCCTCAGCCCATTCATAAACCACATCATCAAGAACTGCACAGCTACTACCTTTCGCCTGCTTTCTTGCCTGCTCGTAAATGTATTTGTAGCACTTCTCCCATGTCTTATGGTCTTGGCATACATCCGAAGCAAGACTTTCTGATTCCCTGCACCTTTCAATCAGATGTTTGATTATTGGATCTGCAAACGACTTATCCTTAGCCTTTTTCAATTCCTCCTGCAACTTCGTAACTGCCCCAACAACTCCGATATAAACAGAACTGTTATTTTTCTTTGCTGTTTCAACTTCCTCTGGTGTAGGCGCCGGAATTCCCTTCGCAATTTCTTCAAGGCTTGCTGTTCCCATTGGAATCATTTCATCTGTACCTATATTGTTATCAACCGCCTGCTCAAATGCCTGTTTCTCAATCCCTACAATGGCTCTTCCAATCTCTGACTTCGGCTCTGTTTCATCTAGGCTTTCCATAGCCTCATATTCTTCTTTTAATCTGTCGTTCTCTATATCAAACAATGTGTTACCGTCAGCGTCATAGAATGCGGTTACTTTCTCTCTCTTTAATATCTTGTAGGTAGTATTCCCTACCTCAACTTTGCTCTTGCTATCTTCCGAAGAATATCCGTTTTCCAGATACTCAAGAACAGCTTTGCTCCATTCGTGTTCGTAATCCTGATTGTCGCCTAATGCGTAATGCATTATTTCTCTACCTGTTTCCATAGGCTTCCTCCTTTTTATCGAAATCGAAAAACATATAAAAGTGCTCTTTTTCCACTGTTTTTTCGGTGGTTGCAGTTCCACCAAGACCGCCCATTGACTGGAACAATCTTCTCCATGTCCATATTTGATTTTGAAACATTGGCATATACCAGAGTTCCTGTCCATCTTTTTCATTAGGGAACAGTACATGCCCCGTCAAAGGATTTGTAATCGTATTTGCTATACACACATATCCTGCACATCCCAAAAGTGAAAGCTGTATGTAACACATCATCCCAGTTATTCTGTCTATGTCCTGTGCAACAAAAACCACATGATTTTGAAAATTATGTTTGCATTTCTTCATAGTATTTGCGGCAGCTATCAATGTTGCACCTGCTCCGCAGGCAGGATCGCATATAGATAAATACCCTTGCTTCTCGATATGGCTGTCAACATCCTCGCAGGTTATTTCAGACATCATCTTGCATACGCAATACGGTGTGAAAAACTGTCCTTTCCAATGATTTCCTAGATTTAACTGCATATACATAGCCCCAAGAAAATCCTGTTCTGGATTTCTTTCTAAGGCTTCAACAATGATTGCAAGCATTTTTGCAGGAACTTCCACAGAACCAAGTCTCTCTATGCATTGTGCATATTCTTTTTCTCTGCTCTCATAATGCTCCGGGCTTCTGTCAGCCACATTGCTGATTGAACATGCCATAGCTGCCATCAAGTCGGCCCACACCTGCCAAGAACTTCGTGAATAACAGAGTTTTTGAAATTCGTCTAAAAATTCCTTTTCAGTCCCCTGTATAGCTTCACTATGCTTTGCCACCTAAAATCCTCCTTTTTGCCTCCTCAAACATTCGTTTTCTTTCTTCCAGCTGTTCTTCTGTAAGCTGCACCGGTTCTGGTTTATCTTCACTTTCTATCTTTGGCACTTCTTTCTTTTCTATCGCCGGTACATAATGTTGTTGCAGTAATGCCTTGTTCTGTGCGACGAAATCCGGAAGCGAATTTGTATTTTGTGCCTCCGCAGCTTTTCTCATATATGCCTCTCGGAAGTTCGCCCTTTCCGCAGTTGGATTTTCGCTCTGGCACAGCCTGCTCCATCCCAAATTTTTGACCACCGACAATGTCAGTTCGTCCATTATTGCGAATGCTTCCTGCGGATGATACCATCCGTAATCTGCCATAGCTTTTTGTACCACTCCCCAAGCTTCATCAAAACTCAGGATTTTGGGCTTGCACCTTTCCATACACAGTTTCCTTATTTCAGCTATATTGGGTGGAAAAACATTTGTGCAAATATGCTCCATGACTGCATTCTCCGCAATTTCATACGGAATGTCTTTAAGCGCCATATACCAAAAGTCCATTGAAGCATTATCTTCTAGTATCTTTGAGGCTGGATATGCGGATTTAATTCCGATTGCCAATGTGGCGAATTGCTGTTTATCCATTCGCCCACTCCCTTGCTCCCTGTGCAAACTGTTCTACCTTTGAGCCGCCTGTCGCATGATTATAAGATTGTGCATATCCCGGTGTGCCTCCCCTGTTCTGAACTTTTGAAATCCAAGCATTGATAAATCGTTTCATTCCTCCCGCTGTTTTCCGTTTCCTTGGATTAGCATCACACCAGCCTTTCATCGCTCTTAGTTCCTGCATAATATCAACAGCAGGATATAATTCTGCGAGTTCAAGAACATAGCTCTGCGTAATCGGGTATTCTTCACCAGTATTCATCATGATACCTATTACCGGCGGCTCCGCAGCTACTGTCTGCTCGGAGCATATATTTGTATTGGTTTCCGATTCGGATTTGGATTCGGATTGGATTGGATTACGGACACATTTGTTGTCTGATGTTTTTATCTGCTGTCCTTTGCTGTCAAATGTCAGCAATTCGCAATCCTCTGAAAATCCGGGATACTTACTCTTTTGATTACGAATTCTCTGATGATCCGCCCAAGTTACCAATTGTAGGTACGGTCTTCCCTGTGCTTCATACACTCTGACCAAGCCCACCGCCGACAACCTACCAAGCGCCTTATCTATATCTTTTTCCGTAATATCTTTCAGAGGAAAGCAGCTTCCCTTGATTATCTTTGCTCTTCCGTCGTATCTGCCGAAGTCGTCACAGGTTACAATCAATCTATAGAACAGAACCTCCTCAAACCAAGATAAAGAATCTATTTCTTCACTCCTGCAGATGCTCTCCTTGATTATCCTGTTTGGCATTCGATCATCCTCCTTTCGGACACCGGAGGTTTTCCCTCCGGCTCCTGTCTTAATAAATTACCTTGCTACCATTTTCCGTTTTGACTACATCCAAATTCTGTGGGAATCTGGCTTTCATAGTCGGATCGTGTGTGATAGCCATTATTTTGATATTGTTATATCTGCTCTGAATAGTTTCCAGTGCATCGCAATATGCCTGTATTCCATCCCCATCTAAGAAAGGCGGCTCATCAATAAAGAGCATTCCCAGCTGTATTCCTGCCGAAGACGATTTGATTTCTGCCAATGCAAGGATTACAGACAATGAAGACTTAACTTTCTCGCCTCCAGATTTTGAAAGGTATGGAAGTATCGACTTTCCGTATTCTTCAATGTAAATATCAAGCGATACCTTTTCTTTTCCATTTTTCTGTAATCTCTCTAGTCTGAACTCCACTCCCATTTTTCCGCCAGTCATCTGTCCAAGAATGGTATTTGCTGTAGCTGTCAGCTGCGGAATAATAGAACGGATAATCTGATGTGGCACACCGCTCTGGCTAAATGCGACTTTCAATGTATCGTAATCAGCTGTCTCCTTGGCATATTCCACCTGCTTGTCCTGTAAAGCTGCAATATCCTGCTTCAACTTTGCAATCTGTTCCGATTTCTGCTGTAAAGCTCCAATTCGCATCTGTTTTTCCTTTACCATGCTGTTAATGGCATTCACTTCTGTATCCAGTCCGTTCACAATCGCCTGAGCCTCTTCCATTCCCGCCATAGCAAGTATCTCTTTATCAGCCTCTGCCTGTCTCTCTGAGATTTCATCATTGATACCGGTAATTTCTGCTGTCAACTCCAGAACCCTGTTCAATGCTGTTGCATTTCTTTCCTCTGCTACTGGGAGCATTTTTTCCTTTTCTACCCACGGATCAAGAGCAGTAATGGCACTAAGCACATGCACATGTTCTTCAAACGCTTTAGCATATATATCACGCTCTGTTTCTGCCTGTGTGCCCTTTAATTTGACCTCAGCAAGCCTGTTTTCTGCTTCTGATATATTTGACTTTAAATGTTCCAAAGCCGCCTTAATCAAAGCGAGATTGTTTTCCCTCTGGTTGATTTTTTCGAGCTGTGCCACATACGGAAGCAATGTTGCACATTCGTTTTGCAGGACTGTTAAAGCTGCCGCATCATATCCTATCGCATCCATTTCAGCCTGTTTGTTCTCTATTGCATATCTGCTCTTTGCAAGTTCGCAATCTCTGCGAGCGGCAATGTCTACATACAATGCTTCATGTACTTCCAGCTGTTCCTTTGCTTCGATGGCATCCTGCAAGAATTTACAATGTGCTTTCTCGATATCCACACATCCGGATTCATTCAATATTGCAACTTTCTTTTCAAGAAACTGCTTCTGCTCGTCCGCTTTCTGCTTCTCCCTATCAAAGCTTGACCTTGTCTCGCTTTCATGGAAAACTGCCGCAGAGTATTCAGTTTTTGCTTTCTGATATGCAACAGCTTTTTCCTGCATATCCTCTAACTCTGCTTTCTTTTTGGTGTATGTTTCGGCTTTCTGCCTGACCTCACCATCATTGACCGAATCCAGTATCATTGCATTCTTTTCATCCTGTTTCTTCTGTAAAGCAGCCTGCAACTCCAGAATGTTCTTCTGTTCACTTTCAGCCTGCTTTGCAAGATTTTCAGCCTCCTGTTTCTTTGTGGTGTAGAGTGCTGACTGTCCTGCAAGTTCCAGTTCCCGCTTCAGCAAATCATTTCTTTCAGCAATCTTTTCCTCTATTTCAGGCTTCTGAGTGAGAGTTGCTAAACTGCTGTCTGCTATTGCCTGCTGTGTAGCTCTATTCTGCTCTGCAATGGTCTTTTTTGCCTGTAATGTTGTAACAGCTGCAAGAGCTTTCTTTCGCCTTTCTGCGGCTTCCTGCTGATTCGACAGAATAAGTTTCTTCTGGTCTCTCTCATTAATCTTTGCCTGCAGTCTGGCTTCCTGCTCTGCCAATTCCGTCTTGCATGCTTCCAGTTCTTCGTCCGGCTTGCCAAATTCAGCGATTGTAACATTATGAATTGTGATTTCCTGCTTCAAATCCCTGTTCTTGGCTCCATTCACTTTCGCCTTGTCGGAAGCGATTCTCTCCATTAGCTGATACACTCCAAGTCCAAGAAGCGTTCCAAGGACTTCAACTCTTTCCTCTGGTTTTGCCTGTAGAAATAATCCGTACTGATCCTGCATAATCAGAGCGCATGACTTGAATGTAAAGCTGTCCATTCCGAGGATGTTCAATATTTCCTGCTGTGTATCGTTGTATCGTTCCTTGGAACAATCTTTCCATTCATTCTCAACAAACTGGGAGATATTCAAAGTTCCTTTTCCGGAACGGGCTCTGGTTCGTGTAACACGATACTTTTTCTCTCCGATACGGAATGTAAACATAATCGAACCGGAACGGACACTTTCATCATTTCTAAGCCATGGTGCCTTTCCTGTATCATCCTTGATTACACCCTCTCTCGGTTCTTCATAAAGGCAGTCGATAATCGCATCCATAAACAAGCTGCTCTTTCCCGCTCCATTCTGACCGTTGATTGTGCAGAAAGTGATATCCTCGAAATTAAATGTTTCCTCTTCGTAGTTACGATAATTCTTAACAGCAATTTCTACAGGTTCAAATGTTCCGCTATTTGCTGTCGCTGTCATGCTTGCCTCAGCTTCAGCAATAATCGGTCTTGCCTTTAATACAAGTTCCTGTATTCTTTCCTGCGGTACCTGCTTTTCCTCAAGATACTTAATAAGGTTTGCTTCTGGATCCGTGGCATTTTCAAGCTGTGTTCTGTTGGCGAATTCATCTATCTTGTCTGGAAGGATTTCCCATACCATAAATGCTCCGTCTTCCAGAAGCTCTCTTTCCAAAGTTGCCTTGTTCAGAGCCTTGCTGTTTTCTGCGGTGCAGCTATAATGAACACGGACAATCTTTCCATCGATCTGCCCTCTCCACTTCTCAGTAGCAACAAAATCCATAGCCTGCATATTTATCTGTGTCACATCATCATCATTGAGTTCAATGGTCGCAAACTCTCTGATAGGTGTTTCATGGAAAATACTCTGCCATGTTCCCAGCTCGTGCCAGTTGTGAATCCAAAAGCCCCTCTGCTGTCCCTCATCATTAAAGTTCATGGCATTTATCGCACCGGAATAATACCAGTCTCTGTGCATTATCTTCTGTGGTCTGTGAATATGTCCTAAAGCAACCAGATTGTAATTGGCCGCCAATAAAGCCTCCTGCGGAATGATTGGCTCAAACTGTGTGAGCATCATTGTCTGTCCGCTCTCGGTATTGCATCCTGGTACTGTGTAATGTGCCATCAGAATACTTTTCTTTTCTGGAGAGCATTGTGCTTTCAGTCCTGTTACAATATTTGATAATTCATTGGTAAACACCACATTTTCTTCATCACTTGACAATCCCGGATGATTAGCTCTGAACACTCCCCTGTCAAATCCCGGGAGCACCGCAATATCAACATCATCAAATGAAATTACCTGCGGGGTAATCACCACATGAACATTCGGAACATCTGCAAACATTTCAGAGAGGACGTTGAACTGTCCTGATCCATCATGGTTTGGAGTACCTCTCATAACAACAACCTGCTTTGATACTGCCGCAAGTTCTCTGATATAATGAATGGCAGTAATAATTTCCTCACAACACCTGTCGGACCACAGGCGACCAACATGGAATATGTCACCAGATACAAGCGAGTAATCCGGTTTTTCCTCATTTGCCACTTTGATCAGTTCATCCAGACATCTTTTCGTGTCCTCTGTTCGGAGATTTACTCCGTCCTTGACTGGGCTTCGGAATGTTCCAAGATGCCAGTCTGCTGTATGTAATATCTTCATTTCAACACCTCCATTGTGGCTTTCATCGCCATAATCATGTTATTTAGCTGCAGCTCTAATATCTTAAATACCGATTCCTCAATGCCGCAAAAATCAATGCCATCACCGGTCCATTCTTCCCCAACAATCAGTATGTTTCCTGTTATTGGAATATTGTGTTTATCAGTTTCATAAAGGTAACTGCCTATGAGATTCGGGATGATTACTTCTTTCAACAATCCCTCCTCGTCAATTAGCATACTTACGCACTGCCCCTTGACCTTAGTCGGATGGTCCATTTGGTGTAATTCTGTATATAATCGCTTTGGCATCACATGCTCATATAATCTGTAGTCATTTCCTATCAGCTCTCGAAGCTTATTGTTCTGTTCCTCATGGGTTCCTGTTGGAAACTCATGTACGGATAATTCTAAATCCGTTGAAATCTTAATCAGATTCATTACTTACCTGCTCCTTTCTGACACTTCATGCACAGCGGTCTTCCAAATTTATTGAGTGAGTATTCATATACCCTTTCGTTGATTTCTGCTCCACATCCATCACAGAAATATCCAGTTGTCTCATTTCCATTTGTTGTCGGCTGTGACTGTGGCTGTTCCTGTGCCGGCTGTTCCTGATCGAACCAGTTTCTTTCCTGTTCTTCCACAGCCCCATCACTATCCTCAACCTGTTCGGAAGTAAATGCAGGATTGTCAATTTCATCCTCCGGATTAAAGTCTGACGAAAATGCTTCGCCAGAAAATGCAGTGGAGATTGCAGGCGGTGTGGATGAGGCACCGAACATATTTCCCATGGAATTCATCCCCTGTTGGAGCATTGCACTTCTCACTGTAGGATCCGTGTAATCTGGTGCAAATGTTACTGTAGGAACAACAAACGGCTTCTCCAATTCTGCCTTTGAGTATGTCCCCTTAATACCAAGCAATGCTCTGATAACTCTGAGAATTGCTCCTGTCTGTGCTTTTTCAGAAGCAGTCTTTCTGAGAAGTGTCATATTCACCAAGATTGACCTCTCGATATACTTTTCCCTGTCACTGTCAGCAATGACATAATATTTCTCTGGCTTGCCCCACTGATTCGTCTTCTCTGGATCATCTTTCCACTCTCCTTTGAACATTTCAGAGGCGGCCTTGGCAGCTCTCCAATCATGGATTCCCATAATTGACTTGTCCATAAATTCAAGGCGGTACTTAGATTCTTCATCATCAAGGCAAATACGCTTTGTCTCCATGTGTGTCTTGTAGCTTCCGTCCGGAAGTCTTACTGCTCCGTATGCCTTGCCAACATAAGTATTTGTATTTTCTCTTGTAACTGTTGTGTACTCAGGATGAAACTGGATTCCTGCCGCAGTTGCCAACTTCATAAGAAGCGGCTTTGCAGGTGAGAAAACATCCTCGTATATGGCTTTTCCTTTTCCATCCTCTCCAGTCTTTACCTTTCCTACAGAAAAGATATCCCCTGAGTTCGGTGCTGTGTCCGCCACCACTTCCATAACGGAACACTTATAAAATGGGTTGATCTGCACTGATGTAGCTGATGGTAACAGCAGGTTGCAGTTTGGATATTTTGACTGAATTTCAGCCAAAGCATTTGAATTGTTCATAGATTAAACCTCCATATTGTGTAATATTTGCTTGATTTATAAAGCAGGAACTGCTACAATATGGTTATTCGTAGGGGCACTCTGATTTATGATCGGGTGCTCTTTTTCCATATCCTGCAATGCTCTGCATAAATCCATAGTGAATTTTGAAAAAGCAAGGCTTCTCACATATTCCTCTGTGAGCTTCACAAGATACCAATGCTGTAACACAACCTGTCTGCGCTCACGCTGGTATATGTACTCCTGCTTATGTCTGGCATATTTCAATGCCTCCTCGAACTGTTCATCTGTAATTTCGCATCCGAGCAGTTCCTCTACTTCTTTTTTTTCTACAATTTCTTTCATTTTCCAATTCCTCCAATGAATCAAATAAATAGTTAATTGCTTTCCATGCTCCCCAGTAAACCACAGGGATTAATAAATACTCACCTCCGACAGCCTCGTATCCTCTCTCGATATAGGCAAGATGAAAAGCCCATTTCCCGATAGCGTATGTGACAAGCAGCGTCCAGATAACCGCTATCAAATCTCTTTTCAGTGTCTTACTCATTTGTCCTCACTCCTTGTAAAAATAATGTTTTCCATGCTTAAACAGGAAAGTAAGATTTTCACTATGCCATGTAGAATCGCTCTTACTCTCAAAGTAAGTTGCTCCATGGCTCTCATCCCATCCATCAGTCTGAATAAGCTGCAATGCTCTGTAACAGTCCTCGTCCGGCTCTACCTCGTCATATCTTCCGTTGCCAATCGGACTAAACTGCCCTTTCTGGAAGATAACCTCCTCGATAGTGTCTGGAAATTCATCATCCCAAACCCTATTCAGTACAACCAGCATCACGAGGGCTTTTCCCTCGGTGTCCTCTGATTCGGCTTCAGCCATTGCAATCTTGGCAAGCCTATACGCATCATCAGAATCCCAATCCATACTGCCGATTTTGGACTGCTCATTTTTTACCATTTCTTGTCCGGTCGTTGTGATTGGTTCCGTTGTCGGCATTGCATCCGCTTCCTCAGAAACCACGGCGCTAACAATGATTTCTGTTTCATCCACTTCGTCTGCCGGAGTTCCCGTAAAGCTGAAAACGAATGCAACCATTGATGTCAACGAAATCACGAATACCAGTCCTAAACCTAAAAGACATTTGTTTCTCATGCTCCTATTGCACCTCCTTGGGGATGGTCAAACACAAATGACATCTGACCATTGCTATCATTCGCTCTTAAAAACTGACTGTAGAAAGCCCTGCTCGTCTCCTGTTCTCTCGCCTTAATGCTTTCACAATCACACTTCTCTCCTGGATCCAGATTGCAACCGCAATGTGGGCAAACATTGTAATATGCCATTTTGCACCTCCTATTCTTCAATCATGCATCTCTCAAAAAAATACTTTCTCGGAACTTTGCCAATTGGATATGCCGGTGTCAGCTTTCCTGCCTTAACCAGCTCATCCCTAAGCTGCCTTATCAGCTCATAGGCCTTGTTTTCTTTGCAATCAAGGTATTCCATCACTTCTTTTGCCCCGATATAATACTTTCCAGGTGTAGCAATGACACCCGGCGCTGTTGCTAATGCGTTCATTTGCTCACCTCCTGCGATAAATCTTGCTTGACAATCTGGTCCATAGTTACACCAAAGAAATCTGCTAGTTTCTCCAGATTTTCAATGGAAGGTTCGTATTTCCCGTTTTCAATCAAAGAGATACTGCTTTTATTTTTTAGTCCAATGATTTCTACCAGTTCCTGTTGTGTCATTCCGTACTTTTTACGGAGATATGCAAGATTAAGTGCATATACAGGTACCGGTGGTCTCATATCTGTCAGAACCAAATCATCAAGTGATACCCTGTAAAGTTTTGCCAAACTAACAATCGTGCCGATTGGTGGTTTACGACTACCACATTCCCACGAAGATATTGTCTTTTGTTCAATTCCAAAGAGAACTGCCAGTTCCCCCTGTGTCTTTCCGTTCTGTTCCCGAAGAAACTTTAAGTTTTCTGCTAAATACAACTTGCCACCTCCTCATGCTTGGAGCTGCTTGTTGCTCCGAGCAAATATTGTATTGGTTTCCCGATTCGAATTTGGATTCGGATTGGATTGGATTACGGGCACATTTGTTGTCACTTGCTGTCAAATGTCCGCAGACTGTAAATAAAAAATTATTGAGCTCTACTCTACCAATAGCACCGCCAGACTATCCTTGCTTTCGCTCGGTCCAATGATACTGCCGGCCATTCGAGCCCATTCTTACATATTCTTCTTAATCCAAAGCCTCATGCTCTGTGCAATCTCCTCTACCTCTTCCAAGTTTTTTACTACCTCATCAAGCTCCGGCTTTTCACTTTCATCAATCACACCATCTGCGGTGATGTCGAGAAGCATTTCTTTTGTTTTCCCTATCTTCCGGAAAACCGAAAGCGTTCTGACTGTGATCCTGTCCAAATTCGCCAGTTCCGCTTTTGGCATTTCGCATCCGAGCGGACACATCGTTCTGCAAAAATAATTTTCCAATTCCGGAGCATTGTATAAATCTGCCATCAGTCTTATTTCCTCTGGGTAAGGAACTGCAATGCCACTCTCTATTCGATAAAGTCTCCCTCTGTCAATTGACATGTAATCTGCAGCTCCTTCCCTACTGCTCAACTGCTCATTGTGTGTTGCCGCTTCGCAACGGGCTTTGTAAAAGATGTTGGAGCTTGTCTTAGCTGTCACATTTGCCATTTTGATTTTCACCTCCACGATTTATAATGAAATTAAAGTCAATTATTTATGGACTTTAATAGCAAAAAAATTCAGTCGTCTTATTGCAAGCGTTGGAGATACTTATAGCCATCTCAAAACTTAATTTAATATTTCCACGCTCCAGTTCGGATACCCACTGTTTAGATTTCCCAATTCTCTTTCCGAGCTCGGTCTGTGTTAATTTGGCATCCCTACGAGCATCTTTTACTCTTTCTGCAATATTGATTGTGCTGGTATCCAATTTTGTATCCTCCTTTCAGTCCATTTTCTATGGACATTTACATAATAGTCCATTGATATTGGATTGTCAATAGGTTTTGTCAATATTTTTTGGACTTATCTGTTTTGTCATTGAAAGTCCAATGATTTTGGACTAAAATATAAACACGCAAGGAGGTTGGCTATATGGCTGTAAACGGCAACATAATTAAGCAGCTCAGAAAAGAAGCTGGACTTACTCAGGGCGAATTAGGAAAGAAACTTGGTGTTGTAAAACAAACCATCAGTAGTTGGGAAAATAATGTTTCTGAACCAAATAGTGAGACATTATCTGAACTTTCCAAATTGTTCGGAGTGTCAGTCGCACAATTGTATGACCACGGAGTTCCAAATATTGATTACGCAAACTTCAAAATGGATACTCCAGAGTTTGTTCTTGATTTCAAAATGAGAATTCGAGATTTAATGGAAGAGCAAAAAATGTCGGAGGATGAATTTGCTCAAAGGGTAGGATTTCATAAAGAAGAAAAGGACGCATATTTGTATGGTAACAAAATGCCATCTATTGAAGACTTAATAAAAATCGCTGGTGCTTTGAATGTTTCGACGGACTATCTTTTGAACATTTCAAGCAGAAAGAGAATAAGTTCACAGGAAGAATCGCTCCTTCAAAAATTTAACCGCTGTGACGAAGATAGCCAGCAATATTTATTAGCAAAGGCAGGTGTTTTGTGCGTAGAGGGTATCTCGGCAGTTGCAGCTGGTGAGTATGGCAAATACGCAGACGAAGAAAAAAAATCATTTCCTTCGAGTGGTACCGAAGGAAAAGGGGCTTAAAAAAAATAACAGAACGATTGGAGGAATATTATGGTATGGACTGCAGCTTGGACCGACTTTGTTATCTGCCTCCTATTTGGATGGCTTGGGGTTCATAAATTTAGAGAAAAGAAGATTGGTATGGGTATTCTTTACCTATGCACATTTGGATTGTTTTGTATCGGATGGTTTGTTGACTGCATCCGGTACCTGCTGGCCGCAATACGCGGAGAACGCATTCAGGGTAACAGACCAATGCAGATTTCCGCAGACGCACCGCTGCCAGTTGTGCCATCAAATGTAATGCTTGCAAATGGAGAGGTGTGTCATTACTGTGGACCTGCTACTTTTGTTAAAACAAAGAATGTGGTCGTTGGATATTCCGGAGGAAGCCGTGGTACAAGTGTCCGTATTGCAAAAGGTATGTCGGTACATCTTGGAGCGAGAAAAGCAGCTCCAATCCGTGGTGACGTGCAGGAGCGTACACAGGGAGTTCTTTCTATTACGAATAAGAGAGTTGTATTTTCAGCAAACAAAGGAGCTTTCGATAAGAAGATTTCGGCATTGTCAGCTGTAACTCCTTATCAGAATGGCATTGCTTTCCAGTTCGGCGATCAACAGTATCCTTTGGAAACCCGCCAGCCGAAATATATTTATCAGATATTGGCTCGTGTGGTTAATTCATCCGAGGACATCTAATGCCAGCATACAAATACACTCTCAAAAGTGGTAAAACACTATGGTATGCCAATTTCTATTACACCGACTGGACTGGAGAAAAGAAGCATATCTGTAAACGAGGGTTCAAAACACAGAGGGAAGCAAAAGATTATGAGAGGTCCTTTCTGGATCAGCAAAGCAGTTCAAGCGACATACTCTTTTCTTCCCTCGTTGCAAATTATCTTGAAGATATGGAACACCGCTTGAAGCCTACGACAATGGAGAATAAGCGGTTTATTATCGACACGAAGCTGCTCCCCTACTTTGGAAAACAGAAGATTTGTGACATTGATACAATAAAGGTCAGAAAATGGCAGAATGAGCTTATCTCCTATCGGGATGATGATGGAAAGCCATTCTCCCAAACATATTTAAAAACTGTGAACAACCAGTTATCAGCAATAATGAATTATGCTGTATCTCATTACCGCCTGCCTGTCAATCCATGCAGGGCGGCCGGCAGTATGGGAAAGAGCAAAGCGGATGAAATGAACATCTGGACGCAGAAAGAATATGAGAGGTTTTCAAATGCAATTAGCAAATCGTCTATGAAGCTTGCTTTTGATATTCTCTTTTATACCGGTATGCGTTCCGGAGAGCTTCTGGCACTCACACCTGCAGACATTCTTTCATCAAAAAGAATTGATATCAATAAGAACTATGCAAAAATTAAAGGTGAGGAGCTATTCCTGGAGCCTAAGACACCAAAGGCAAAAAGATGTATTTCCATTCCGGATTTCTTATATGATGATATTCAAGAATACATTTCCAAGCTATATGGTATCGGAAATGGCGACAGGATATTTTACTTCCAGAAGACAGCTCTGGAAAAAGAAATGAAAAGAGTATCAGAAAGAATTGGTCTGAAGCCGATCAGAGTACATGACCTGCGGCACTCTCACGCAAGTATGCTGATAGAGCTTGGGTTTACCCCATTAGAGATTGCAGAACGTCTCGGCCACGAATCAATAAAGACTACTTTGGACACCTACTCACATCTTTATCCAGATAAAGATCAGAAGCTGGCAGACCGCTTGAACCAGTTTCGCAAGAATTGAATTTGTAAAGCCGTCTCAGACCGAGGCGGCTCTTTTTCTATCTGCAACCATATTTGATTGCACTTTCGATTTGCAACTGTTTTCGATTGCACTTTTACAGGAAGCTGCACATCATCAGAATAATGCTCATTTTGAGTAGTAAAAGTAATGGCACATCATTCTTAACATCACATTAACATCACGGAGCAAAATAAAAGAGCCACAATCCCAGTAAAATAAGGATTTGTGGCTCAAATGTCCGTTATTCAAACTCAATAGTTCCCGGTGGCTTACTGGTCAAATCGTAGAATACTCTATTGACTCCCTTTACCTCATTTATAATTCTGCTCATCACTGTCTGAAGTACCTCAAACGGTATCTCGGCTGCTTCGGCTGTCATGAAGTCCACGGTGCGGACTGCACGGACTGCAACGGCATAATCATATGTTCTCTCATCACCCATGACACCTACTGAACGCATGTTGGTAAGGGCTGCAAAGTACTGGTTTGGCATCCATGATGGTTCCTCGCCGTGGGCCTCTTTGTACTCTTTTGCTGCCTTTTCCACTTCGCTTCTGTAAATCCAGTCTGCATCCTGGACAATGCGTACCTTTTCGGCTGTGACTTCGCCGAT